TTAAAAATTCTCCGGGGGTCAAAATCCTGTCAAAATGGATTTTAGATTGACAGCTTTACGCCCTCTCTATAAGGGATCTTGGTCTTCTTTTGTCGCACATAGAAGGACCCTCTTTCAGTTGAAGACTCCTTTCAGGGTTATTAAAACATACCTAGATCTCTTATAGAGAGTACGTAAAGTATTCAACATCTCGGCAAAAGATATTAGAAAGGAGACGAAAGTATATGGGAAGAAGAGCAGCGACAGCTACTTCCGCAAAGAAGCGTTCAAGGGTTCCTATGACTCCTGAAGACAGGGAACAGTACTTGATAAATCTCTCACTCGATGCTGCTGAAAAGCAGTTACGTGAAGGCACAGCCTCATCACAGGTCATTACGCATTTCTTAAAACTCGGTTCTTCAAGAGAGCAGCTGGAACAGGACAAGCTCAGAGAAGAAACTAAGCAGACAAAAGCCAAAATCGATTCATTGGAAGCTTCTGCTAAGAGCGAAGAGAGATACGCTGCAGCAATTGAAGCAATGCGTAGATACCAGGGTATCGAAAATGAGTAGATCAAGTCCAATGTCACGATCATATTTGAAAATGATCGAGTATTCTACGTTTGAAGAACGGCTGCAATACTTAATGCTGTCTGGTTCAGTTGGGTACGAGACATTCGGCTATGACCGATGGGTTAATCAGGCATTATATTCATCAGGCGAATGGAGAGAGTTTCGTCATAAAGTAATTGTCAGAGATGGCGGTTGCGATTTAGGTGTTGAAGGATACGAGATACAAACACGACCGTTGATACATCACATAAATCCAGTTACCAAAGAGATGATACTTAACCGAGACCCAATGGTATTCGACATGAATAACGTTGTGACAACAACCCATCAAACACATAATGCCATACACTATGGACACGATACAAATGTTCGTAGCGGCCCTGTAATAAGGAGACCAAATGATACATGCCCTTGGAAACATTGAGGAGGAATTCAATGGAAGAGAGCATTCTTAAGACTATCAAGCAGCTTATTGGATGTCCTGACGACTTTGAGCAGTTTGACTTGGATTTAACCATTCATATCAATTCTGCATTTGCAGCTCTCACTCAATTAGGAGTTGGTCCGAAAGAAGGATACCGAATCACTGGTCCGGATAATGTCTGGAGTGAATTCGAAGAGGACACTCAGAAGTCAAGTTTGATAAAAGATTATGTGTACATCAAAACTCGTCTGTTATTCGATCCGCCAACAAGTGGTTCGTTAATGGACAGTTTGAAAGAGCAACTTAAGGAAATGGAATGGAGATTGTACATAATGTACTATCCTGTTTCCGAAGATGATAAGAAAGGAGAGAATGACGATGACTAATTACTCAGCAGATGATGTAAAAGACTTCTTAGTCAACAATCAGGAATTCTCTGACTATTATCTAGCACATTACGGATTACCAAGACGATCCGGAAGATACAAATGGGGATCTGGGAAGGAACCATATCAAAGTCTTAGATCATCGGCTAAAGCTGGTGAGAAGTTTATAAAAAGTTTTTCTAAAAAGAGTGGAGTTGAAAAACAAAATAACAAAAGAAGAGAAAGAACCAAAGCAGTCCAACTTGATAAAAAGAAACAAAAAAAATCTAAATACAGAAACGAAAAGGAATATGTAAAAACTTTATCTGATGAAGAGCTTAAACGAATAAATACTCGAGATCAGATGGAAGCCACATACCTTAAAAACCATCCACAAAAACAGCCATTGCCAAAGAAGTTGGTTGATAAGGCCGTAAAGGATATTATCGTTCCAGCAGTTACAGAAGTCGTTAAAGAACAAGGTAAAGTTTATATTAAAGGCAAACTTAATGCTGCCGCTCAGAAGATGATTAATGAAGCCGTCAAAGCTGAAACAAAGAAAACAAAGAAAAAGAAGTAGGTGATGTGAATGCTAAGCAATACGGCAACGCCTAGGTACTACGGGGAGTTCCGAGATAAAGTTCTGAACGGCGAGATTCCTGTTAACAGGGAGATCTCTATGGAGATGAACCGTATTGATTGGCTGATCGCTAACCCCGGTGTATACTATGACGACGAAGCTGTAGAAGGTTGGATTGCTTTCTGCGAATCTGAAATGGTCTTGACAGATGGATCAGACTTGGAATTGCTGGATTCATTTAAACTTTGGGGAGAGCAATTATTTGGTTGGTTCTATTACGTTGAGAAATCCGTATACGAACCAAACGCTTCTGGACGAGGCGGACATTTCGTAAGAAAATCTGTCAAAAAGCGTCTAGTCAACAAACAGTATCTTATCATTTCTCGAAGTAATGCAAAATCGTTATATGAAAGTTTAGTGCAAGCATATTTTCTGACAGTCGACACAACAACGACACATCAGATTACGACGGCCCCAACAATGAAACAGGCTGAAGAGGTTACTAGTGCAATTAGTACTGCCATAGCCAGAGCGAAAGGGCCGTTGTTCCAGTTTCTAACTGAAGGTTCTATACAGAACACTACAGGTTCCAAAGCGAACCGTGTAAAGCTTGCATCAACCAAAAAGGGTATACAGAACTTTCTTACAAATTCGCTACTCGAGATAAGACCAATGAGTATTAACAAACTTCAGGGATTACGAGTAAAAGTAGCAACGGTTGACGAATGGCTCTCTGGTGAATTGAGAGAAGATCCAATTGGTGCGATCGAGCAGGGTGCAGCCAAAATAGATGGATATGTAATCTTAGCAGTAAGTTCGGAAGGTACCGTCCGTAATGGATGTGGAGATGCCATCAAAATGGAACTGATAGACATTCTCAAAGGTGAATACCAGAACTGGCATACTAGTATTTGGTATTACAGGCTTGACAGCGTAGAGGAAGTCGGAGACCCAGACATGTGGCCTAAGGCTAATCCTAACCTACCGATCACAGTCAGCTATGAAACAATCCAGCTAGATGTTGAACGAGCTGAGAAAGCACCTGCTACAAGAAATGATATTCTGGCAAAACGTTTCGGAATTCCTATGGAGGGATATACATATTATTTCTCTTATGAAGAAACACTCCCACACAGACCTAGAAGCTTTTGGAAAATGTCATGTTCAATGGGAGCCGACCTTTCCCAAGGTGATGACTTCTGCGCTTTCACATTCTTGTTCCCACTGCGAAACGGAATGTTCGGAGTAAAAGTTAGAAGTTATATAACTACACTTACCTTGAGTAAGTTGAACCTGGCCATGAGACAAAAGTATCAAGAGTTTATCGACGAAGGTACGCTTATTGTTATGGAGGGAAGTATTTTAGATGTCCAAGAAGTATACGAGGATCTTGACAAATTCATAATAGACGCTCAGTATGATGTTTGCGCATTGGGCTATGATCCATACAACGCAAAAGAGTTTATTGAAAGATGGGCTCAGGAGAATGGATCATTTGGAATTGAGAAAGTTCCACAGGGTGTTAGAACTGAAACGGTTCCTCTCGGAGAAATTAAGAAACTGTCAGAAAAGAGGATGCTGATATTTGACGAGTCTTTGATGAGTTTCTGTATGGGCCATTGCATAACATTGGAAGATACAAACGGAAACAGAAAGCTGTATAAGAAACGATACGAAGACAAAATTGATAACGTCTCAGCATTGATGGATGCGCTTGTTGCTTACAAAGTTAATAAAGATGCATTCGAATAGGAGTAATGGTTATGTATGTAAAAATAAAGAATAAGGACGGGACCATGTCACTGGTTCATTCTGACTTATGTGGTGACCATCTGGAACATTATGGACTGCCGAGACGGTCTGGCCGTTACAAGTATGGATCAGGAAAAGATCCGTATCAACATTCCGGAAGAAGAGCATCGCATCTGGAGTCAAAATCAGATCGGCTTGCGTCTAAGATGAAGAAACAAACTTCTCAGAAGACAAAGTCACGTATATCCAATTACGAACGAAAAGCTTCAGAAGCTATGGCTAAAAGAGTCAAGTTCAAAGAAAAGGAAGAGGCAAAACGAGTCAAACGTGACCATGCTCTTACGGATATTGGATATACCGGAAATCTTCAAAAAGCTGAACGAGCTCGGAAGAAGGCAAACCGTTATGGAAAGAAAGCTGCTAAGTACACCAAGAAGGCTGAAGCCATCAAACGGCGTACAAACAAAACTGCAGAAAAGAAGAAAACGGTAGATGCTGAGTTAGCTTCTATCCGTGGTGCAAAATACGTTCAAAAACTTAAAAAGAAACAGAAAGGATGGTAATATGAGTAATTCTGTATATTACAAGGCCACCGATGAGGACGGAAACACCGTTCTCAAACATAGCTGGAAAAATCATAAATATATTCGTATCGAGAACGGTAGATATATTTATCCTGAAGATGAAGCAGCACAAAAAAATGCTGTATTAATACAGAGGCGGCAAGCAATGCAAAAGCTTCGTTATAAGAACAATGCCGCTAATCAAGCAAAAAAGAATATACCTTATAAAGGTCCAACAGATGCAATTGCAGCACAGAAGGTCCAAAAAGAAAAAGATTTCCAAAAACGTGTCAGAGCAATGAATGCTCATACTGTAGCTAAGAAGAATGCTGATATGGTAAAGAAGAAGCAGGACCGACAGATGAAACAAATTGCAGCCAATGTTAAGAAACAGAATGCCCCTTCAACAAAAGTTAAGAAAGCAGCAAACTTTGCTAAAAAGGTAGCGACCAGAGATGCAGTTGCAAAGACAGTAGCAGCAAGATATCTTCTGGATAAAGCTTCAAAATCCCCAACAGCAAACGCTGCAAGGGCAAAAGCAAAGTCTGTAATTTCAAAGGGTGAGTACAAAGTTACCAGAGCTGGACAGAAACTTGCTCGTGATGTTAAGAAGACTGGTGCATATAAGAAAGTAAGAAAAGCTACGTCAACTGCTAGAGACCGTGCAATGACTTCTGCAGAAGCACACAATAAGGCAAATTCTGTCAGATCAAAGGCAGAGTACAAAATTGAACGAGCTGGTCAGAAGCTTGCTAATGATGCTAAACCTTATGTGACATCAGCAAAGAAGAATGTTAACAAGGCATATAAGTCAGCTAAGAAAGAATACAATAGAGTTTCTAGAGATGCCAGCAAAGCTTACAAATCAGCTAAGAAGAAAGCTAAGAAAGTAAGCAGATCTTTCAATAAAGCTAAGCGTGCAGGCAAAGCTTATCTGGATTACCTTACTAAATAAGGAGATTACTTATGGGTTTTATGAACAGATTAAAGCATGGTTGGAATGCATTTATGAACAAAGATCCAACAGCGTATCAAAATGGAACTGGTCTTGGCGCAGTGAGTTATGACAATCCATCTCGTCCTAGACTTACGATGGGAAATGAGCGGTCAATCGTTACAACGATCTACAATAAGATATCCGTAGATGCCGCAGCAATTGACGTAGAACACGTCATGCTAGACGCAGACAAACGCTTTACTGACGACGTTGAGGATGGGCTTAACTACTGTTTAACAATGGAAGCCAATATTGATCAGACATCGCGAGCGTTTAAACAGGATATTTTCCTGAAACTTCTTGACGAAGGATGCGTTGCTATAGTTCCGATTGATACGACTATGGACCCCGTGCATGGCAACGTTTACGATATTCAGACGATGCGTACAGCAAAGATAATCAATTGGTATCCGCGCCATGTTAGAGTGCGAATCTACAATGATCACACTGGTGAATTCGAGGAAATGGACCTTCCAAAGAAAATGATCGCGATCGTTGAAAATCCATTCTATGCAATTATGAATGCACAGAATTCAACGGCACATCGACTGAAAAGAAAGCTTGCAATTCTCGATTTCATAGATGATCGAAGTGGATCTGATAAGCTTGATTTGATTATTCAGTTGCCATATACGATTAAGTCCGAAGCAAAGAGAGCTCAGGCTAAAGAACGTCGTAAAGAACTTACTGAACAATTGGCAAGCTCGGAATACGGCATTGCTTACATCGATTCTACTGAGCATGTAACACAGCTCAATAGGTCGATTGAAAACAATTTACTCAAGCAGGTAGAGTATTTCACAAATTTGTTATTCTCTCAGCTTGGAATGACGGTAGAGATTCTCAATGGCACAGCAGACGAGAATACAATGAATAACTACTACAATAGTATAGTTGAGCCAATACTTGCAGCAGTCGTAGATGAGATGAATCGGAAGTTCTTAACAAAGACTGCTAGGACCAAAGGGCATGCAATTAAATATTTCAGAGATCCATTTAAACTGGTGTCTACTACAAATCTTGCAGAGCTCGCTGATAAGTTCACGAGAAACTGTATAATGACATCTAATGAATTCAGGCAAGTAATTGGATTAAGGCCAGTGGATGATCCTAAAGCAGATACGCTGACGAACAATAATATTTCGGCGTCGAACACTGAATTGGATCAGATGTATAATACAAATTCTGCTGACGAGGAAACAGAAGAACAATAAAGGAGGAATTCAAAATGGGAGCTAAACGCTCAAAGTATGCCGATTGCGACTTTAAGGGCTGGGCTACAAAGTTTGGTATTCTTTGCGCTGATGGAAGAATTATTCAGCATGGTGCTTTTGATGATATCGATGGCGCTAAAGTTCCATTAGTGTATAACCATGATCACGGTAACATTAATAGCGTGCTTGGGCATGCTTATATGGAATGCCGAAAAGATGGTGTTTATGCGTACGGATATTTCAACGGTTCAGATAATGGTCAAATCGCGAAAGATGCTGTTCAGCACGGAGATATGGATTCGCTTAGTATTTGGGCGAATCATCTTCAGCAGCGTGGGCCATATGTTCAGCATGGTGAAATTAAAGAACTTAGCCTTGTTCTTGCAGGAGCAAATCCAGGAGCATACATTGAAGATGTTGCCTTAGCACATGGCGACACAATTGACAATGATGATTATGAGGCATATATTTATTCGGGAGAGTATCTTGAGATTATGCACTCAGATGAGAAAGGAGAAGACGAAGTGGCTAATAAGAGCATTCAGGATGTCGTTGATACAATGACGCCAGAACAGAAGGATGCTTTCTACATGGCTGTAGGAAGTGCATTAGCAGAAGATCCTAACGCTCTCGAAGACGAAGATGAATACGAGGACGAGGATGAAGATGAAGAGGATGATCACGACGATTCCGAAGAATATGAAGAGGAGGATGACGACGAAGATCCTGACAAAGATGATGACGATTCCGAAGAATATGAAGAGGAGGATGACGACATGGGTGCAATCGCACATAACTTATTTGAAGGCAACAATACAGACAACGGAGACGTTCTGTCCCACAGCGAAATGCAGGAGATTATCGAGGACGGTAAGAGATATGGCTCTATGAAAGAATCATTCCTTGCTCATGGTATTACAAATATTGAGTACCTGTTCCCGGATGCCAAAAATTTAAACACACCACCTGAGTTCATTGCAAGAGACCAGGGATGGGTAACCGAAGTAATGAACGGTGTACATCATACGCCATTCTCAAGAATCAAGTCTACATTTGCAGACCTGCGTGAGGATGAAGCTCGTGCAAGAGGTTACATCAAAGGTAAGCTGAAGAAGGAGGAAGTATTCTCATTACTGAAGAGAACAACCACCCCGCAGACAATCTACAAGAAACAGAAGATTGATCGTGATGATGTAATTGACATTACAGATTTCGACGTAATTGTTTGGCTGAAAGCAGAAATGAGAATGATGCTGAACGAGGAAATTGCAAGGGCAGTCCTGGTTGGTGATGGACGTCTTACATCCAGTGACGATCACATCAAAGAGGACAGCGTTCGTCCAATTTGGAAAGATGCAGATCTCTACACAATCAAGTATCCTATTGCAATTACAAAAGAAACAACCGCAGCTGAGAAGGCTACAGCATTTATCGAGGCCTGTGTAAGAGCACGTATCGACTACAAGGGTTCTGGCAATCCGAAGCTGTTCGCTCCAGAGTCAATCATTACTGAGTGTTTACTGCTTAAGGATAAGAACGGTAGAATCATCTACGATAACATCGACAAGCTGGCTACAGCATGCCGTGTATCAAAGATTGTTTCTGTTCCGGTTATGGAGAACCTTACACGTGTAGACAAGACTGATACACTGACTCTTCAGGGTATCATCGTAAACCTGCAGGATTACAACATTGGTGCAGATAAGGGCGGAGCTATCAACATGTTCGACGACTTCGACATTGATTACAACGCTCAGAAGTATCTTATTGAGACACGTATCTCTGGTGCGTTAATCAAGCCATTATCAGCTATTGCCATCGAGACAAAGATTGCTACAGCAGATCTTAGCAAGGCATCTTCTGGATCTGGAGTCAGCGGTAACTAATCAAAATGGGAGGAAATGATCGTGAATAGATGGTGTGGTAAGATCGGCTTTGCAGAGCAAGTTGAAACAGCTCAATCGGTTTGGACCGAGCAAATAACGGAACGTACATATCGAGGAGATATTCTTCGTAATACGAGACGGCTTCAGGATTCGCAGGAAAAGATCAGCTACAACATTTCAATCTCTAATCAGATAAGTGTTGTCGGTGATGCCTATATACGCGATCATTTCGTTGACATGAGATGGGTAGAGTTTATGGGGGCTAAGTGGAAGGCAATAGAAGTTGATGCTTCACAGGCCCCTAGGCTTATTATAACGTTGGGAGAGCTGTGGAATGAGGACGAGACTTGACTTTGATAGATATTTAAAAGATATCGTTGGAGAGGGTGGCAATGTATATTTCCAGCCCCCTTCTAATGTATCCGGTGCTGGGCAAAAAGTTATAAAAAACATAAAATACCCAGCTATAATATATTCTGTTGATGATTATAATATTCGATCGGCAGATAATAAAAATTATAGCGTTGATAAAGAATACGCAGTAGAAGTGGTAACTAAAGACCCGGATAGTACATTGATTGATAAGATAGTGGAGATGCCCACTGCGAGATTCAATAGATCTTACTTATCAGATGGCATGTATCATTCGGTCTTTGTAATTATATTTTAAAGGAGGAAAAACATGTCTAAATTAACATGGGACAAAACCGGAGAACGTAAATACGAAACCGGTGTAGATCATGGCGTTATTTACCCGGTTATTGACGGAGAATATGGCGCTGGTTCTGCGTGGAATGGTCTTACCGCAGTTACAGAATCTCCATCTGGAGCAGAAGCATCTGCTGTATATGCTGATAACATGAAATATCTTAGCCTCATGTCAGCAGAAGAGTTTGGAGCTACAATCGAAGCTTATACTTATCCAGAAGCATTTGACAGATGTAACGGCACAGCCGAAATTACTAAGGGAGTTACTATCGGCCAGCAGAACAGAGATACATTCGGTTTCTCTTATCGTACCCTGATCGGTAATGATGTAAAGAGTAATGATTATGGCTACAAGATTCATATCATTTACGGAGCTAAGGCTTCTCCATCTGAGAAAGGCTTCCAGACAGTAAATGATTCACCAGAGGCAATTTCGTTCAGTTGGGAATTATCAACAACCCCAGTTACAGTTGACGGATTCAAGCCTACTGCTCATCTCGAGATTGATTCTACAAAGGTCGAAGCTACCAAGATGAAGAAGATTGAGGATGCTTTATACGGCACAGAAAGTACAGAAGCTAGGTTGCTGCTTCCGGATGAGATCATTAACCTTTTAAAATAACAGACCCGTCACTGGACGTCTCTGCAACTCCTATTACAGGAGAAGACGACCTGCTTGGAAAGAAGGCAGCTGACCTTCAGTCCAATATCAAGGTCAATGAGAGTACTGGAGTAATTTCTGGTACTCTTAACTACGTGACGGGCTATACAGGATTCAGCAGTAAAGTCGACGAACAGAGTGGTAATTACATCGCTCTTGATATTGCTCCAAAGAGTGGTTTCCCTGAATCATTAACAGTTGAAGTTAAGGGCGGAACATCTGGTCCATCTAAACTTCTCCAGTCTGATCATCAGGTAGTTCTTAAGATCAAGGACACTAATAAGCAGTCCATCTTGATTAAAGCAACTAACAAAGGCGCGACAGAAACAAAAGAATACTTACTTACAGGTGTAACACTTAAAACAGAATAAAGTTTTTCCTAGTCTGCTGAAATATGCAGACTGGGATTTTTAAGAATGAAAGGAGATTAAATTATGTTTATCAAAACTATCAATTACAAGGACTTTGACGGAAATGAGAGGTCTGAAGATTTCTACTTCAATCTTACTCAGAGTGAAATTTTAAAATTGGAAACAAGCCTTAACGGGGGCTTAACATCATATATGAGCCTTATTGTGCAGAAACAGTCTCAGCCGGATATCATGAATATTTTTGAGAAGATTATTGATGCATCTTACGGAATCAAATCTCTTGACGGCCGTACATTTACAAAGACTCCTGAAGCACTGGCAGAGTTCAAGGCTACTGCAGCATACGACAAGTTCTTTATGGAAATTTGTATGGACGAAGCAAAAGCTTCCGAGTTTCTGCTTAATATCATGCCTGACGATGTAAATGACAAGATCAAGAAAGCAGCGGAATCCGGAGTCTATGACGATGCTACATTAAGCGATGCTCAGAGAAAGGCGATTTCAGCAGCAATGGCTGAAGTAGCAGGATCTGTAGCTGCAACTGATGATGCTGTAAAAGAAGGAAACTAAGGAGATAATTATGCTCGAATTAATTCTTCCCGGATATGAGCCATTTGATCAAGAAACTCAAACTTTTGGAAAGGTTGTAAAACCTACTAAGATTAAGCTCGAGCACTCCTTAATAGCAATTTCAAAATGGGAGCAAATATGGCATAAGCCATTGCTGAAACTCATGGATGAAGGAACTCTAACGGATGAAGAGTTTTTTGATTATATGTATTGCATGATAGTTGGGTCTTTCGATAAGGTCGAATTCTTTAAACGGCTTGATGATCATTTACTTAAAAAAGTAACAGACTATATCAATGACCCAGCTACGGCATCTAGGGTTTTTACAATTGGAGATGACGACAAAGGAAAACCGGAGACGTTAACTAGCGAATTAATATATGCTTACCTAGCAATAGCTAGAATACCATTCGACCCTTGCGAGAAATGGAATATAAAGCGTGTATTTATGCTAATAGAATTATACACTGTAAAAACTAATCCACCTAAGAAAATGTCCAATGAAGAAATCCGAAGATGGCAAAAGAAAGAAAATGAACGAAGAAAAAAAGAATTACACACAAAGGGGTGACATTATGGCCAGAACACGAAAAGCGGCTGTTAACCTTATTAATTCTTGGGTTGGCAAAAATGAAAAAGATGGATCTTATAAATCCATTCTTGATATTTACAACAAACAGAAAACAAAACCAAGAGGCGTCACTATGAAACCTGGAATGGCATGGTGCGCTACGACTTGGTCCGCAGTAGCAATTGCCCTTGGATACACTGATATTATGCCTGTTGAGTGCAGTTGTTTCTACCTTATTAAAAGGGCACAGAAAATGGGTTGCTGGAAAGAGAATGATAACTACATTCCTAAAATTGGAGATGCTTGTCTTTATGATTGGCAGGACAATGGGGTCGGAGACAACAAAGGAACTCCAAAACATGTAGGAATGGTTACCTATGTTAACAAGAGTGAAGGGTACTTTGTCGTAACAGAAGGCAACTATAAGGATTCTGTTAAGAAGAGAACGGTCAGCATCAATGGTAAATTCATAAGAGGATTTATTACACCAAAATACGATGCAGATCAGCCAAAGATTAGAACTAGCACTCATCGCCATTCCGGTAAAGAAGTTAAAGCAGTAGCAAGAGAAGTGATTGCTGGTCAATGGGGCGAAGATTACAAATCGAATCTTAAAGAAAAGCATTATGATGTCGATGCCGTTATGAAAGAAGTAGATGCAGTAATTAATACGCCATGTGGACTAACGACTACTACTTGTTATGCAGCACATACGAGCTATTTTTATAAGGGGTTATATAAAACTTCTAAGAAAACTCCTATGCGTATCGACGCTGGATGGAACAAAAAGCTCATGGTTGAAATTCCATCTGGGAGAAAGGTTGAATGCTATGGATACTTCAGCAAGTATAAAAAATCTGTGTGGTTACTGTGCGTGGTAACTATTAAGGGAAAAAAGTATACAGGATTTGTAGAACGTTCTACATTAGCGGAATAAAGGAGAAACGATATGATCAGATGCAAACTTGAGGGCAATTTTAAAAAGCTCGATAATTATTTCGAAAAGCTTTTGGAAGGCGTTAACGTCGGTATATTAAATAAGTACGGACGCGAAGGCGTAGCCGCCCTCAAGGCTGCAACTCCTGTTGATACCGGAGTAACAGCTGCATCGTGGTATTATGAAATAGTGCGCGATAACGGATCTATAAGTTTAGTGTTTAAAAATTCTAATGTAGTGAACCATGTGAATATAGCTATTATTCTACAATATGGACATGGAACTAGAAATGGTGGGTATGTTCAGGGGGTTGACTATATTAACCCGGCTTTAAAACCGGTATTTGATAGACTAGCTAAAGATGCTTGGAAGGAGGTCACTGGATAATGGGTAAAGTTGTTGAAGATGACGTTGTCAGAATGCAATTCGAGAATGGACAATTCGAGAAAAAAATCCGTCAAAGTCAAAAATCTATAGAAGCTCTTAAGAAAAGCATCGATTTTAGTGAGTCTGGAAAGAGTCTTGCTAAATTTCAAAATGAGACCAAAAAGTTCAACATGGACGGAATGGGCAGAGCGGTAGAAGCAGTTCAAATCAAATTCTCAGCTATGGATACTGTAGCTATGAGCGTGTTGAATCGACTTACAAATGCAGCTGTTGATGCAGGGAAAAAAATAGTATCGGCTTTAGCTTTTGATGGTATGTCTGATGGCTGGAATGAATATAAGTTAAAGATGAACTCTATCCAGACAATTATTATGTCTACTGGAGAAAGTTTGTCCACTGTAAATAAGTATCTCGATGAGCTCAATAAGTACTCAGATAGAACTATTTATTCGTTCTCAGACATGACTGCAAATATCGGTAAGTTTACAAACGCCGGTGTAGGTTTGAAGGATGCAGTTGCAGCAATTAAGGGTGTATCGAACGAAGCAGCAATTTCTGGTGCAAATGCAGAACAGGCATCCCACGCAATGTATAACTTTGCTCAGGCATTATCAGCAGGATACGTAAAGCTTATCGACTGGAAATCAATTGAAGTTGCTAATATGGCAACAATGGATTTCAAACAGAACTTGCTTGATACTGCGGTTGCTCTAGGCACAGTCGTTAAAAAGGGTGAAGACTATTACACCACAACTACCAACGCTAAAGGAGCTACATCCGACGCATTCAACGCTACCAAGAACTGGAACGATAATCTTCAGTATCAGTGGATGACAACTGATGTTCTTGTTCAGACACTTAGCAAGTATACAGATGAAACAACAGAACTTGGTCAAAAAGCATACGCTGCAGCTTCAGAATTTAAAGATGCTGGACAGATGTTCGCAGCTTGGAAAGAAGCTATCGGTTCTGGATGGGAACATACATGGGAAACGATATTTGGTAACTTTGAAGAATCTAAAAAACTTTGGGGCTTTTTAGACAATATAATCGGTAACTACATCGTAAAAACGTTTGCAGCTAAGAATGCTACTCTAGATGCTTGGAAGAAAATGGGTGGTCGAAATTCTTTAATGCATTCATTTGTAAATATTATGGCGGCAGCTGTTGCTGTATTAGATACTTTTAGGGTTGCTTATAGAGCTATATTTCCAGAAAAGAATGCAAAAGAAATAAAAAATATAACTGATGCATTTGAAGCTTTCACTAAGAAACTAATAATGTCTAGGGATAAGGTTGATAAGCTATATCGGACACTGAAAGGTTTATTCACAATTGTCAAGATTGTTAAAAACGTTCTTGGAGTAGGACTTAAGACAGCCTTACAGGTAGTTTCTAAATTATTGGGAGTATCTGTAAATAGTGTACTCGACCTTACAGCGGTTCTAGGTGATGGAATTGTACAGTTTGAAAAGTTTGGAAATATTTCAGGTGTAGCTGCTAAGAGTGTCGATTTCATGTCATCAGCAATAGCATTTGCCATCAAAAATATTGAGTACTTTGCAAAAGCGATTTGGAATTGGAAAGGAACGCAGGAAGTAATAAAATCCTTAGACGATCTTATAGTTAAAACGTTGTGGCCGGATATAAAAGACTTTGGCGAAAATGCTGGGAAACTGATTGATGAATTTATTGATCATTGTAAAGAAGTTGGCCATATAGATTTCAAAGCTTTACTCAGTACTATTCTTGGAATAGGAGCAGTTGCTAAAGAGAGTTTTGGTGGAGCAGGAGATTCGATAGATTCTTTTACTTCGAAATTATATTCTCTTAGGTCTAAGATAACAGGATATTTAAAAGGTTGGACCGATCAGGCAGCCGGATTTAAGAAAACGATGATTGATACATTTGATGGCGTATTTTCTTTCGTTGAAGACAAATCCGGAAAGGTTAATACAGCTAATATCTTAACTATCTTGTTAGGAGGGGTTTCTGTAAAGGCCCTTTATAATCTCTCTAAGTTATTGTCGGTGCTTACCGATAGGTTCGGTGGTCTATTTGCCTTGCCAGCAGCGATTGGTAACAGTTTTATTAAACTGATGAATCAAGGAGCACTAACCCTTAAAACTTGGCAGGATTCTATCAAAGCTGACATAGTTATTAAGATCGCAAAAGCTGTAGCTATATTAGTAGGGTCTATAGCTTTGTTAACTGTGTTACCTCAGGATAGAATTGAAGGCGCTGTTGTCTTGATAGGCATATTGGGGGCAGCGTTAACAGCATTTGCTTACGCTATTGGATCTATTTCCACAGAAAAGTTAGCAAAAGGATTCTCTGGCGTTTCAGCAATGGTTATTTCTATTGCCGGAAGCATTTTGCTAATGACCGTTGCGCTTGAGAAACTTCAAAATGTGACTATTAATAAATCAATGGCAATTAATATCGGCGTTATAACTGGTCTTGTAGGAGTAATTACTATATGTTCTGGAGCTTTAACTAAATATACAATGGGTGCAAATGCTAAATTAGCATCAGCCGGAGCTCTTCAAATTGTATCTTTAGCTGCTTCTCTGCTGCTGATGGTTAAAGCTATAAAAGGACTATCCAATTATAATATTGGAGATGCTGGGAGCACTATTGGCGCTTTAGTATTGGCTGTCGGATCGTTATCAGTTCTTATGATTGCTGTTGGAAAAGCGAACGCTTTAGGCGGAACTAGAGGAGCACTTACATTATTAAGCTCTGTAGTGGCAATATATGGACTAGCTAAAGTGATGTCTAAAATTTCTAATATGGATTTTAGCTCCATGAAGAAAGGATGGAAACAATTTGTAGTAGTATTTGGAACGATGATGCTACTATTCAAGGCATCTGCTAAAGCCGGTCCTAATGCATCTAAAGCAGCTGTATTATTGCTAGGATTTACAGTTAGTTTGCATGTTTTACTTGCCGCATTTGAGAAGCTGCAGAAGTACGACCTTAAGACAATGGCTAAATGCGTAACCGATTTAATTGCATTGATGATACCTATTGGTGCTCTAATTAAGGCTAGCGCTAGCGCCGGGCAATATGCTGCTAGAGCTGGAGTAATGATGATGACAGTAGCTGGTTCTATTGTAATTCTTACCGCAGCCATAGCTATACTGTCGGGCCTCGATCAATCCAAAATGGCAGGAGCAACTGCAGCAGTGGATTCTATAATGTTATGTATGTCGGCAATGATCAAAGCTGGCGACGTATCTATTGACGCTAAGAAGTCAGTAATAGTAGCTGCTTTGGTTGTAGGTGAGATAGCTGGAGTTATTGCTTTGTTAGCCCAGCTAGATCCAACTGGAGTTATTGCAGGATCAGCAGCAATATCGTTGCTTTTAAGCGTATTTACACTATGTTTAAAAGGGTTCTCTGGTGTTGGAAAGGTTCACGCTAGTGTTCTTTTAGCTGGCGCAGTTCTTTTGGAAATAGCTGGGGTTATTGGGATGCTGGCTCAATTGGATTGGAAACGATCGTTAGCAGCGTCAGCCGGATTAAGTATGGTTCTATTATCTGTATCGGCATCTATGCTAATATTGCAATCCATTCCATTTCCTGGAGCCGTATCTGCATTAGAGAGTTTCTCTATATTTGTCGCTGGACTCGCAGCGATTATAGCTGTACTAGGAGGTCTTAATAAGATACCTGGATTCCAGGATTTCATGAACGGTGGAGTTCAAGTATTAGAAATCCTTGGCGAAGGTTTAGGAAAATTAGTCGGCGGAATTATATCTGGAGTTGGTCAAGGAATCACCGACGGTCTTCCGCAAATAGCTACAAATCTATCAGACTTTGCAAATAATCTGCAGCCATTCTTATCCACAATGGGTAATGTGAATCCTGAGATAGGATCGTCCATGTCTGTGCTGGCAGGGTGCATTGTCAAAATAGCCGGAGCAGAGATCGTTAATGCCATTTCAACATTTATAAACCTTGGAAAAGATCCAATTCAGAAATTTGCTTATCAGCTTCAGTACCTTGGCGCTGGCATGAAAGCATATGGCGATCAGGTAGCAGGTGTAAATCCTGAAACAGTTAAGGGCACCGCAATAGCGGCTAAAACCCTAGTTGAATTAGCGAAAGCCATACCAAGATCTGGAGGATTAGCCCAACTTTTAGCTGGAGCAAAGGATCTAGCTGATTTTGGAAATTCTCTTATCCCATTCGGAGCAGCATTTGCACTGTATGCTATGGAAGTTGCTAATATAAACCCTGGGGTAATCAAAGGAACGTCTTCTGCAGCTCAAACGTTAACTGATTTAGCGAATGCTATACCTGAAGCTGGTGGATTAAAACAGCTACTGACAGGATCTAAAAGTTTAACTTCATTTGGATTATCTCTTATACCGTTTGGAGCAGCATTTGCTACTTATTCTAGTCTAGTGGCTGGCGTTAATACCTCAACGGTAAAGGCAACATCTGCTGCAGCAATGACAATAAGTGAATTTGCAAATTCAATCCCTAAGTTAGATGGTATGAAAGAGTGGTTCGTAGGGGGCTCTGAAGATTTAGGAACTTTTGGTAAGAGCATGGTATCATTTGGTAAGTCATTTGCAAAATACTCTGATTCTGTATCTAAAGTCGATACTGAATCGATAAAGGCAACGTCATCGGCTGCAATGACAATTACAAAATTAGCAGGAACAATACCGAGTTTGGATGGTATGAAAGAGTGGTTTGTTGGAGGCTCGCAGGACTTAGGAACTTTCGGTAAGAGTATGGTCTCATTTGGTAAGTCATTTGCTAAATACTCTAAAACAGTATCCGGAATCGATACCTCAACTATAACAGCTACATCTGCCGCAGCTACATCCATTGCAAAACTGAATGATGATCTACCAGAAGCAACTTCTGCTAAGAGTATACTCTTTGGTGGAAACAAAGAGAGCTTGAAGAAATTCGGAAAGAATCTCGTATCGTTTGGTGAGAGTTTTGTTAGCTTCTCAGCAACAATAAAAGGAGCTGACACATCTAACGCTGGAACTATTGCTAAGCAATTATCCGATTTCATTAATTCGTTAAATGGAATTAAGGGTGGACTGGACAAGAAAGTCAAGGATATGAACAAAGCATTTAAGGCTTTGGGTAAGACTTCTCTAAAATCCGTACAGAATGGATTTGAATCAAAATCGGGTGATTTTGAAAAGGTTGGCTCTAAGGTTGTTGGGTGGATTTCCACTGGAATGAAAAATAACAGCGAAGATATGAAGTCCCCATCATCAAGTGTAGCTAAGAAGTTCTTGAAATATGTTACCGATGCATTTAAATCAGATACGGATACGACCGATGGGTTTAACTCGGTAGTAAATAGCGCTCTTAGTACGGCTCAAAGTACTTTCAAGGACTATAATTCCAAATTTAAGTCTGCTGGTTCTTCATTAGCTAAGAATCTTGCTAGCGGCATGAAATCTAATTCTAAGGATTTTAGCACGGCTGGTGCTAATGCGGCTATAGGATTTATGAGTGGAGCAAAGAACAAGAGCTCTGAGGTATACTCAACTGGTGTTTCATTGGGTAATCAATTGCTTAAGGGAATGAAGAGTAAAAAATCTCTTGACGAGCATTCGCCTTCCAAGAAAACCAATAAGATTGGTGCTTATGCTGGAGAAGGACTTGTTAAAGGTGTCAAATCTAAAGCTGGAGATGTTGAGCTTGCTGGAATTGATATGGGACGAGGAGCTTTGCTAGGCGCTGGAAAAGGAATAAAAGACGGCGCTAAGAAAGCTCAAAAAACAGTTACAGGATATGTCAAGGGAATTAAGAAATCCATTAGTAAATCGGTTGGAAATAAAGACGTTGATGGCGTCATGAAGACCGTAAATGGCATTCTTAATGCAGGCAACAGTACGTTTTCAGACCAAATGGATAAAACGACAAAAGACATTATCAAAAATGCTAACAAAACTGGAGCTGGCGTAACTAGCGCGTACGATGCCACTTCTAAGAAGATCACAAGTAAGTCTAAGAAGAACAGCAAGAAAGCAAAGATCAAGATGACCAAAATCATAAAGGTCGCTTATCAGTTTGGAAAGACTTTCGACAAGGCTGTAAGCTCATTTAATAAAACTCCTTATGAGACGATTACTAAAATCTCTAAGAGTTTAGGAAAAGAGCTTCTCAAGACAACACCTAAGCTTAAGACACTTAGCAAAGCTACTAAAACTGCCGAAAAAACTATCAAGAATTTTGCTATTGCATTGTATAAGGAATCGGATCAGTATAAGGAAGACACTAAGTCTGTTAAGCAGCACGAGGCAGCTTTGAAGAAACTTCTTAAGACACAAGATCGTTTAAAGAAGGGTCTTAGCGCTTCAGGTAAGAAGCTTAGCAAAAAGAATCTCAATTCGGCTATTAAGGAAAATAACACTGCTATTAAAAATGCTGTGAAACAGCTGAAAGATGATCAAAAGTCAATACAGTCCAATATTAACTCGACGTTCAAAGAATATAGGAATAATATCATTAATTCGATAAAGGAATATACTAAGTTTACGAATATTGCATTCGATAACTCTAGGAACATATTCTCCGAATTCTCTGATTCTATGGACGATGAGATGAGTACAGTTCTTAAGAACATGGAAAGTCAGGTTGATGGTTATCAGGAGATGAAGGATAACCTTGCGAAATTATCCAAGAATGGTCTTAGTAAGGGACTTATTGATACTCTTAAAGGTATGGGAGAATCTGGTTATGCATACATAAAATTATTTGCAAATGCTTCAAAAGAAGAAATCGATAGGGCAAACACAGCGTATGCAGAAGCTAGTAAGCAAACGAAAGAAGATATTATCGCTTCTTATAAACAGACCTATCAAGATGCTGTCAAGTGGAAGAATTCTATTAAGAAGATGCTTAATCAGGGTTGGGATATTCGCCTAGTTCAGGAATTGGTTGATGAAGGTCCTGGAAACCTTAGTAAAGTATTGGAAATGCTTACTTTTTCAGATGAAGAACGTAAAGAAATAAATGACGTATATGTTAAGAATCTTAAACTTCAGAAATCTGGAGCTAATGATATTATCAAGTCATTTGCTTTGAAGAAAGAGAAAGAAGCGGCCAAGAAGAAAGCAAAGAAAGCTGTTAAGAAAACGGCAAAAGAGGTTAAGAAAGACGTAAAAGAAATTCCTAATGCTGTTTCAGAAGCAGCTAAGGAAATGGAGAAAAACCTCAAGAAGATAAACAATGATTGGGACGATGCAAAGAAGAAAATCGAAGATACGGCAAAGTCTATGACTGAATCTGTAAAGAGCAGTCTTGATAGTTTCACGTCGTTTGTTAATTTCGACATTTCAAGTTCTACGGATTACTTTACGAGATACGAGGAAGTAGTAAATGATCTCGGCAATGACACCATTATCGATCGTATGTGGTCACAGGTTAATGCCGAAAAGAGAGTAATCGAAGGTCTCGAGGAACTAAAGAATATGGGATTTGCAGATGGATTGCTGGATTATCTTAAGAGTCTAGGGACGCAAGCAATACCGTATATCGAGGGATTCAGACTTGCCACGGCTGATCAGATTGATCGAACAAATGCAGTATTCAAAGAGAAGAAGCAAATGACAAAAGATCAAATTTTACAGCAGGCAAAGGATAATATGGAATCTGTTAAGAAATGGCGAGATGAAATTGTTGTGTTGTCGAAAGAGCTTGACCCAAGGCTATTGCAAGAGTTGATAAACAAAGGCTTGGACGGAGCAGATATCGTCGATGCGTATTTCCAAATGACACCAGATGAAAAGAAGCAGATAAATCAGTATTACAAAGATACATTATCTATGAACGAGGAAGTTTCTAAAGAAGTATCTGATTCGTACAAAGAAGCAGGTCTAGGAGCTGTCAATTCCATGTATCAGGGAATGATTGATGCTGCTACAGGCAAGGATGTATCTTCTAAGAAAGGCTCATCTAGGAACCTCAAAGGATCTGCAGCGACAAAAACTGTTCACGCGGTAGCTAAGTCATTTGACGAAGTACTTAAAAAAGATACGTCATTCAAGTCTTCAGGTAAGAAAGCTGGAAACCAGTTCAAAGCTGGAATCGACTCAGCTTCCGAAGGGGTTGCAAAGTCTGCAAAGCAATCAGCCAAGAAGGCTTGTACAACCTTTACGAATTACGCAGAAACAAACTTCAAGAAAGCTTTTAAATCTGCCGGAACATCTCTTGGTTATTGCTTTGCTTTAGGTCTTGCTGCAACAACGGTGTTAACAGCTGTAGAATCTTCTTGTGAATCAGTGGTAGATAAAGCATTATCTTCGTTTTCAAAAGGCAGCGACAAAGCATCTTCTAAAGGAAGTGCACTTGGTAATTCATTTGCTCGAGGCATTAGAGGAGCTATACCATCAGCTGTTAGTGCTGCTCAGGAATTAGTTGACGCTGTAAACGCAGTACTATCTAAAATACAGATGCCTAGTTTAAGTGCCAGTGTTAACACTTCGAATCTGTCGTCAATGGTTAGTAGCGGAGTGACATCAGCTACGGGATCTTCTGTAGCAGGAGCTAGCGCTGGTTTTGCAGCTTCTATAGCTAGTGGAATAGCCGGAAGTGTGCTCGGCAAAGGTAACGGTCTTAGCAAAGCTTTGGCGGCATTGCAGAATGGCGGAAGGGGTAGTAAAACTGGTCGCGCTCTAAAAGGATCTAGTACCAATGTAACTAACAACTATACATTCAATCAGACTAACAATTCTCCTGTCGCATTATCTAATACTGAGATATATCGACAGACGAAGAATCAGTTTAGTCAGTTAAAGGGGGCTCTTAAATGATAAAAAAAGTAATTGTTACTAATTATTTAGGGGAATCCCTAGAAATGGAACTAGCTAGGCCTGAGGTTTCGGGTCTAGCTATAACAGACATCGAAGGTTTAGGGCCAGTTAAGGCAACTATCAACACTAGTGAGATAGCGACCGGAGATGGAGCATTATATAATAGTGCTAAACTTGAAACTAGAAATATAGTTATGACTCTGGATTTTAGATTCGGAACAGATATCGAAACTATTAGGCATACTACATATAAGTATTTCCCTATCAAGAGATATATCACGTTGACATTTGTAACGGATCAGAGATCTCTTGATGCTTTCGGTTATGTAGAGTCAAATGAACCTGATATATTCCAGGCTCATGAAACTACTCAAATCTCCGTAATTTGTCCAGACCCATACTTCTATGCAACTAATGGAAAGACTCTTACATTATTTAGTGGCGTCAATCCTAAATTCGAATTTCCATTTGAAAACAATTCGTTAACTGAAAAGCTCATAAACTTTGGTGACATCGTACATATGTATGAGAATGTAGTAACGTACAAAGGAGATGCTTCCGTTGGTATAACAATAACAATTCATGCGCTAGATACAGTAAAAGATATTGTTATCTATAACGCTAGAACTCGTGAAGTTATGAGAATAAATACTGACTTTATACAGACCTTAACCGGTCAAGCATATGGTGCTGGTGATGATATCATTATAAATACTAAGCGAGGAGAAAAGTCAGTTACATTACTGAGAGCCGGCTTAACGACCAACATTCTCAACTGCTTAGGTAAAGGATCGAGCTGGTTCCAGCTGTCGAAAGGAGATAATATCTTCATTTACAATGCTACAGAAGGAGCAATGAGTATTCAGTTCAAGATCGAAAACGATACGATATACGAAGGAGTATAACTTATGGAAGGTGATTAATTTGAGGAGGTAAGCAATGGAAGCTACAATATTAAACTCAAGGTTTGAAAAAGTAGCCATTATTGACAGGTTCAAGTCCTTCATTTGGACTGATAGATACCAAGAGAATGGGGACTTTGAACTCTACCTCACTTTGGACATGGATGGAGTGTTTCCTTATCTAGTCAATGACTACTATCTTCAAAATGACGATTCAGTTCACATGATGATTATTCAGGGAATGCTTCTTGAAACGAATACTACAGAAGGACCAACAATTAAAGTTATAGGCTACTCTCTTGAGAGCTTGCTGAAGCGTAGAATAATATGGGACAATACTACACTTGGCGGGAATTTCCAAGATGGAATAGAGAAGCTTATAAATGACGCTATAATAGCACCGTCAAAATCGGAAAGAAAGATTTCTAACTTTACATTCAAGAAAAGTACGGACAGTAGAATAACCGCTCTGACAATTGATGCTAAGTATGAGCAGCATGAAAACTTATACGAGGCAATAAACTCTCTTTGCGTCGAGAAACAAATTGGATTTAAAGTTACGTTAAATGAAAATAAACAATTTGAGTTTGAGCTGTACAAAGGCGTTGATAGATCTTATGCACAGCAATTAACTCCGTATGTTGTATTCAGTCCTTCATTTGAAAACTTAAATAACACATCTTATTTGGACAGTAAAGAAGATTACGCAAACGTTGCGTTAACTGTTGGAGAGGATGGGGATACACAAACATTATCCGGGAATCCGTTAAAGATTACTAAAGAAGTGACTAGGGACGGAGAAACTCAGGAACAGTTGAGCGGTATGCATCGATGCGAGATATATGTTGATGCTGGGTCGATTACTTCCGAGGATGAGGACCATAAAATGAACGACGCCGAGCGACTGAAAGTAGTTGCTCAGAAGGGCAAAGAAGCTTTAGCTGAAAAACCACATACCATATCTATGGATGGAGATGTTGATCCTCATACTATGTTTGTGTATGGACGAGATTTCAAAATGGGGGATGTAGTACAGATAGAAAACGACTATGGTATTAAAGGGACATCAACCGTGTCGGAATTCATTATGTCCCAAGATTCTAGTGGGGAAACTTCATACCCTACTTTTACAGACTTTGTAAGTGCCGATGATAACAGAATACCAGTAGGCTCTTAAAGAATAAGATAAAGGAGGAAAAATATGAGTTTTGCATCTGGATTTTTTAATTCCGTAGATCATGATAGATTATACGATGCTACCGACATTTCAAGATTATTTGATGGCTTAATTCGAGATGGAATTTTTGCATCTATTGGCGACTGCATGGTCGTTAAGCAAAGCAACCAGATGAATGTAACGGTTGGAACTGGACGAGCATGGTTTAATCATACTTGGAGTTACAACGATGCTCTTTATCCAGTTACTATTCCACCATCAGAGATTCTTATGGATCGTATTGATGCAGTTGTTCTGGAGATCAATTCAGTTGAATCTGTAAGAGCAAACAGCATTAAATTAATTAAAGGTACACCATCTTCGACGCCTACCAAGCCAACATTGACTAACACTAAGGAAGTTCATCAGTATCCGTTGGCATACGTTACAGTTGGTAAAGAGGTTACGTCAATAAGGCAGGCAGATATCGAAAACTGTGTAGGGACGAGCGCATGTCCATTTGTTACAGGCATTCTCGAGGTAATTAGTATTGAACAACTTATTCCTCAATGGAAGGATATCTTGAATCGGTTCGTAGAAGAGAATACTGCAAACTTCAATACATGGATGAATGGAGAAAAGCAGGATTACCAGGCTTGGCTCACAGCCGCTAAAAAAGAGATTACGGATTGGCAAGCAACTTCAAAATCGGACTATCAGAAATGGTACGACAGTATTAAGAATGGCTATGATCAGTGGTTCGCTACAATTAAAGCTGCTTATGACGCTAACTGGTCAACATTCCAGCAATGGGAAAAGGCGTCCCAGGCAGAGTTTGATAAGTGGTTTGAAAATATAAAAAACAAACTCGAAGGTGACCTTGGCATCAAACTTACTCTGGAAACTGAGAAGCTAGGTAAGGAGAAAGTGTCTCTTATTGAGTCAACGAAAACAGATCTAACAGGTACTGTAGAAGCTCCGTTGATGGTAGGTAATGCTATGAGGAATTTGCTGGATTCGAACTTATCAGGATTTGCTAATAGGAATGGGATAAAAATTATTAAAAACGAAGATTATACGTACACACTAAATGGTACAGCTCGTGCGAACGTTATATTATATCTTAACGGAAACAACTTACAGGCAACACAATTTAAAAATACTGTTGGAGGGTGTAAGCTACTAGGTTGTCCTAAAAATGGAAGTCATGACACTTATCGAATCGACGTTCGTTATTATGAGAACTCAGAATTTAACTCAGAAGTGAAAGCAGAAGCATCTGATATTGGAAGTGGGGTAATTATAGACGATGCTTATCCTTATTTAGTTTATCGGTTATATATTAATAAGGGAACAACAGTAACAAATCTTATATTCAAACCAATGGTTACAACTGATCTAGAAGCCACAATAGATGACTTCGTTCCATATTCTGGATATGATATTAAGACGATCGGAAAGAATTTAATTCCGTATCCATATTATAGAGGTTCTTCGTATACTACAAACGGAATAACGTTTACTGTAGATTCAAAAGGAGTAATACATGCTTCTGGGACAGCATCTGATACTGCATATTATACACTGTATACAGATGCTTTAATTCCTTGTCTTACAGTTGGCAATAAATATGCCATGACTCTAAACGTAGAAAATGGTACAGCATCTGTATTCTTAGCAAATGTTGAAGATAATAAAAACACAGATATAGCTGCTATACGTACTTTAACAAATGGTACAAAATCGACAACCTTTACGTTTACAAGAATAGATGGGGCTAAGGATCAACTAGGCATTTATATTGCATCGGGAATAACCGTAACTGACTGTCAGATTCAAGTTCAATTAGAAGAAGGAGAAACCGCCACCGATATAGCCCCATACCAATCCTCAACCACGAAGATCACTCAGGCTACAGAGTTCCCTAATTTCGATCTAAAATCGTTTGATGGAGCTACTCATATAATCTCGCCAGGAAATGTTCAGTCATTTCACGCCGATGCGCCAAATGGTAAATATCTGTTAGAGTCGATAAAGAAATCTGCCGAGTCTGGTGGGGTTAGCTATGGGGCAACCGAACCAACAAATCCTAAAGTTGGTGATCTATGGGTTAATCCGGACCAAACAGATGTTTTACATGTTTATAATGGGGAATATTGGGGGGGCGTCAACGGTCTCTATTTAAGTGAAGGTAGTTTTCCATCTTCTCCGTATCCCGGCCAATTATGCTATAACCTTCGTAATAAAATGATGTATGTTTATATTTCATACAGCGGAGCATGGGGAGATCCTGGCTGGCTCGCTGTAGGATCGGAAGACCCGGGAGGATATCATTACGGTGCTTCTGCTCCAACTAATACCAAACTCTTATGGATCGATACTTCAGGTGTGGCTAAATTCTACAATGGTTCTGCCTGGGTACCATTAGCAGCTACGTGGGGATAATATATAATATATTTATCGGGATTTGATCATTTTACGAATGCCAAAGAAAAACGAAATGTAAAAAATCCCCGGGAGGAAAAATCAAATAAAGTTTTTAAAAAGGAGGGCGAAGATAATGCCTAATTTTCTTACCGCGGCAGAAATGAACACTCTTAAAGCCAAGGTAAAAACAGAAATGCAGCGTAGAGCATATAATGGCTCTATGACTGGGTTTGCATCTGCATCATACGACTTCTCCACAACTCCTGCATCCGGAACCAAAGTCACAGCGGACCAAGGCAAAAAGGTAATCGAGCCTTTATTGAATATTAAAGACCATGGAAACTTGAACACTGCCGATTTAAAGACTGGTTCTAAGATTCCATCTTCTTTTAGTAACGAATTGTTATCTTATACTGACTCATTATCTCAAGAGCCAATCGATGGGGCTAGCTCTTCATGCCGAGGAGCATGCTCTGGACTATGTGTAGGGACGTGTGGTAATACATGTAGTGGCTGTAGTAGCTGTTCTGGCGGATGTACTGGATCTGGTGGATCTGGTGGCAGTGGATCAAGTGGATGTGGCGGATGTTCTGGTAATTGCGGTGGATGTAACAGCTGTAGCGGATGCACAGGATGTAGCAGTGGATGCCAAGGAGGATGTTCTGGTGATTGTGATGGGTGCAGTAGATCGTGCGGAGGGTGTATAGGATGTTCTGGATCTTGTGAAAGCTGTTCTGGATGTGCCGGTTGTGGTGGATCTTGTTCTAGCTCATGTTCATCTAGCGGTAAAGGTAGCTCCTGTGCCACATGCTATGGTTGTACCGGATGCGCTAGTTCATGTTCTTCATGTTCGTCTTGTACAGGATGCTCGGGATCTGGTGGTTGTTTAGGGTGTAGTTCAGAATGTTCAAGTTGTGCTGATACTTGTGAGGCTGGATGCTTCAGTAATTGCAGTGGATGCGAAGGAACATGCGAGTCATCATGTACAACAGGATGCCAAGGCTGTTCTGGATGTTCAGGAGGATGTAGTGGATGTTCAGGAGGATGTAGTTCTGGATGTTACGGTTCATGTACTGGCGCATGCGACGGGTGTAGTAATGGATGTAGTGGACAATGTAAAAACGCATGCGCTACCACATGCTCAGCAACATGTACTGGAACCTGCCAAGCTCAAGCATTTGGTGCCGTAGTATCGGGGTTGAGGACCCAACAGTAGATCTGATTGTCAATGGTATGATGAAACCGATATACTCTAAAGCATTGTGGAACCAAGTGCTTCCAGGTGGCGGTTATGCTAATAATTCTAATTATGAGCTTAAAGATCTTGGGATACAGATACGTTACGATAAAAAGAATAGCGAAATATTGTTTGATCTATCCAATGGACTTACAGTAGTTGACAACACCATATTCAAACAGTTAGGCTATAAATTGGCAATACCTCTATTCGTAATGCTTAATGATTCGAACATAACATATAATCCAAACCATGTTGGATCATCAGATAATTATTGGCCTCCAACAATTGAGAATGCTAACGGTCTTGTCATTAACGCCGGTCAAGGGTACCAAATAATGGTATCACCGAACCAGACCGCACAAGCAAATAAAAAATGCACTAGGTTCGACTTAATTTGGTATAAATATAACACTACTAAAAATTATCCTGAAGTTGGTTCAATATTTAAGGGGTCAAAGGTAATTAGAATACCATTCAAAATAACAGGAATATAAAAAACTGATTAAAAGAAAAGGAGTTAACGAATATGAAAAACTTTACATTAGAACTTAACAAGGAAACAGCTGACTATTTACAGAGACTTGCATACGAGGTTATGACTAGAAAAGACGTTGTAGCTCATATGCTTGAGTCGGCGAAAGATGATACGGATGCTTCAGTGCTGGACTCAGTACCATTTAAGCATTATCACAAACTGCTTGAAGAGGCTGAGTGTTCCTACGACATTGCTAAAGCTGAGTTAGAAAAGTCTTTACAGCCTCGTGTTCTGGAGCATGAAGGAAAAGATGTTAAATTCAGATGGGCAGTAACAGACTTTTCAGAGCACCTCGTACACATTACCGTATTAGAGGGCTAAGCCTATGAAGAAGTTCGAACAGTTTCAGGATATGATCGGAAGGTTGTATCCTGAAACAATTATTACAAATAATGCATCTGACAGAAGAACTTTATCTCGTACCGTGACATTTCAGGTAACAGATGAGTGTAACTTGTGTTGTACCTACTGTTACCAGATAAACAAAGGCAAGAGAAAAATGAAGTTCGAAGATGCAAAGAAACTCATTGATATGCTTCTTACAGGGGACGAACGTCTTGGCGAATACATTGACGTGAATACGTCGCCTGGTATTATCATTGAGTTTATTGGCGGAGAGCCTTTCTTATGTGTAGATCTTATTGATCAGATTTGCACGTATTTTTATGATAAGGCTATCGAGTTGATGCATCCATGGGCAACAAAATTCTGTATTTCGATTTGCTCAAATGGTGTATTATATTTTGAGCCTAAGGTTCAGAAGTTCCTGAACAAATGGCGGCATAACCTCTCTTTCTCAATTACCATCGATGGAAATAAGGCTCTGCATGATGCTTGTAGAGTCTTTCCAGATGGTACTGGGTCTTATGATGTGGCAGTAGCTGGAGCTCGTGATTGGATATCAAGGGGATACTATATGGGCTCTAAGATCACCATAGCGCCAGGTAATGTGCAGCATCTATTCTCGGCGATTAAGCATATGGTAGAACTTGGATACAAAGATATCAATGCAAACGTCGTTTACGAAAAAGGATGGACGTTGGATCACGCAAAGATCTATTATGAACAGCTCAAAATGTTAGCCGATTATTGGCTTGAAAATGACTTAGCCGATGACCATTTCATGGCATTATTCGAGAACGACTTCTTCAAGCCAAAAGAAGAAACCGATCTTGAAAACTGGTGTGGCGGGACTGGATTTATGTTAGCGATGGACCCAGATGGGTGGCTTTATCCATGCATCAGATATATGGAAAGCAGTCTAGGAACATCTCGAGAGCCTCTTAGAATTGGCCACGTCAATTTCGGTATTGCTCAAAGAAAATGCGATAAGCAGTGCGTTGAGTGCCTAAATAAAATTGACAGAAGAACGGAGTCTAGTGACGAATGCTTCTATTGTCCTATTGCCGAAGGCTGCAGTTGGTGCTCTGCGTACAACTACCAGGAAAATGGAACACCGGATTCGCGCTGTACCTACATTTGTGATATGCACAAGACCAGATCACTTGCAAATGCATACTTCTGGAACAAGTGGTATCGTAAGAAACACTCGAAACAAAGATTCAAAATATACTGTCCGGATGAATGGGCTATTCCTATTATCGGCGAGGAAGAACTTGATATGCTTAAGGAATTAAGTAAGGAGGATCAAAATGAAACTTAAATTTGGAAACGGAACAATAGTTGATATCCGTAAATTTACAAGAGAGTATGCCCAGAATCAGTCAGGTAAGACTTATCTGAACATTACTTCAACATACGAGTCTCCAGCAGTGTTTGACAGAATTGCTTCTACGGCTCGTAATGCAGACAATATTTCTCATATGGAGATTACAGACGACAATGGAAATGTTACCACGTTCGACGGGTTCAAGCTGGACAATGTTATTGAGATCCATGATGGGTTGTCTAATGACGTCACTATCAGGGCATACAAGAACGATCCGGTTGTTACGACTGACGTCGATAACTCAGAATCAGGGGCTACCAGCGAGTCTTTGACATAAATCAAAATGGTTTAGGGAGGTGATTCCATTGCAGTAATTCTTTGCTGTCCAAGTGACATTAAAAGAAAATTTAATAATACCTCTAGACTTTTACTCGTTTGTGTCTAGAGGTAAGAACACTTAAATCAAAATAAGAAAGGAGCTGTTTTGCTATGGATTACACATCAAACATCGACGCCCAAGGAATGCGACGGCCTATGGGTCCTGTAGACCAACCAAATTGGAATGGAGGACCAAAACTTATCCATAATCCCCAAGTTATGAATAACCAGGCTGTAGGGCAGCCTAATCTTGCAAACGCAATGGCAAATCAACGGCCAATTATTCCAATCAGAGGAAGGATTGTAACTTCAGAGCAGGATATTGTACCTGCAGAAATACCAATGGATGGTAGTATTTGCCTGTTTATGACAGAGGATTGCAAGAACGTTATCGCTAAGCAGTGGAATAGCAATGGTGTTCTGCAAAGTATTATCTATTCTATAAGTTCGAATGAGCAGGCTCAATCAGAGTGTCAAAATGGTGATAGCACCGGAGAATTAAAAGCTCAGCTTGACAGAATAGAGAATATGCTCAAACGGCAAGGGCATCAAAATAAGTCGCGATTCAAGGAGGACAAGAAGAATGATAAGTCAATGTATTCAGCAAATGGCAATGAAGATTCTAAAGGAGAATCCTAATATTGCTAATAACCCTAATGCTCAAAGCATGATTAACGTTATTCAATCTGGCGATGAGAAAAAAGGACAGGAGATTGCAGAGAACATTTGTAAGTCTATGGGAGTAAGTAAAGAAGATGCTATCCGACAGGCAGAACAGTTTTTCCATGTAAAATAAGGAGGAAGTAATTATGTTTAATATGGGTAGTGCACCAAGTCTTTCAGATATCGCTGCTGTTACAAAAGATGGAAATGGTGATGGCTGGGGCAATGGAAACGGATGGATGTTTATTCCTTATGAGCTTGATAAAGTAATCGCATAAGGAGGAAGATTATGGAAAGTATCGTATCAATTATCGTCACTGTGTTGTGTTCGGTTATTGCATCATCTGGGTTCTGGGCATGGATTCAGAAAAAAGATGATAAAAAATCATTGCAAAGTCAGATGCTCATTGGACTGGCCCACGACCGCATTGTGTCGTTAGGGATGGTCTACATCGAACGTGGATGGATCACTAAAGATGAATATGAGAATCTGAGAGACTATCTTTACGAACCGTACAAAGCCTTAGGGGGCAACGGATCCGCAAAAAGAGTTATGGAGGGAGTAAATAGACTCAAGATATTTACAGTACCTCCGACAAAGGAAGGAGAAAGTAAAAATGAAGTTAACGAATAAACAGTATGACATTCTTAAATGGATTGCATTGATTGCTTTACCAGCAGTAGGTACTCTGTATTTCACACTGGCTACTATCTGGGGGTTTCCATACGGAGACCAGGTCGTAGGAACTATTACTGCTGTCGATACTTTTCTTGGTGCTCTGCTTGGTATTAGCACAAGTCAGCATAACAAGCGCAAAGCTGCTGCGGCAAAAAAGCAGTAATGTACATATGATGTCTCTAGACTTTCAATACGAGGGTCTAGGGACGTCAGAGTATCGCCAAGAATTCAGGGTGTGTTTCTTTTTCGCTAAATTTTCATGCGTTATAATGAAGATTAAACCATTATATTTAAGGAGGAATCAAAATGGGTAAGCTGATGTATCAAATTATAATCAAAGAGAATTATGTTAATGACTATATCTTAGGACGGATATCGGGAATACTCGATTGGTGTGCGTACACTGGTGATAATGTAAAATCAACAGACGTATTGCACGTCAATGGAGAATGGATATTCAATTGTAAGATGTATTATGAGACATATCTCGAAATACGAAACTATATAAATCGATGCTATCCAAATATTAAAATCGAATACTTCGAAATTATTGGTGATCGAAGAGTAGAGGCTTAAACAAGGCCTCTTCTTTTTCGCTATATTTTCATGTGTTATAATAGGAGGTGATCAGTATGTTTAAATCAAAATACAAACGTAAATATGATCAGTTAGTATCTGACATCAAAGCTGAGATATGGCTTAACGACGGGATTGTCAAGTTTTATGAAGAAAATAAAGATAAACTTGAAGAACGTGGAGAATATACACCAGCTTTAATGACAGATAAACTATGCAGACAAGAATGCGTTGCTATTTTAGAGCAAATACTGAAACGAGCTGAGGAGGTCTAATTCATGGCCTCTTCCTTTTGCCTCGCATCTAATTCTTATTGTATAATGAGAAATATACTAGACAAAAATATGGAGGTACATAAATATGAAAAAATTATTACAGGTATTCAAAGATGGAAGATGGTTAATTTGTATATTCCCAGTAGCAGTACTTATAATTGCAGTGCTTACTATGATAGGAATTATGAACCCAGCAATATCGTTTGGATGTGGCATTGTTGCATATTTGGTAGCAATTATGTTTAGTTATGATGACGAGGATGAGGACTAATTCAGGTCCTCTCTTCTTTCGCATTATATTCACATGCTATAATGAAGATTAAACATTTAGGAGGTAATTTGATATGAAGAAAGGATTAGAAAAATTATTTGCATTGGTGTCAGCTTTAAGCTTTGTATGTGCACCAACGTTACTAATGTTCATTGGATTCTGGATGATCTACAACGTAGGTCTCTGGATTGGAATAGCATTTAGTGCCGTTGGATATTTCGCATCAGTGTGGGAGTATTTCCAATTGCAGACGTATTTCGATAAGAGAAAGAAGAAAAATCAAAACACAACTAAATAAGGTCTAGGGACGCGGGCGATTCAAAGCCCGTTCCTTTTTCGCAAGATATTCTGTTACTATAATAGGAAAGAAAGGAGGAGCTAAAGATGAAAGAATTCTTAGCAAACATAGTAAAGGTATTTATTACATTAGCGATTTTAGGACCAGTAATTGCACTGGTAGGAATCGGTCTTGGAATAGGAGCTTTACTATTCTAACTAGGATGAGTCAGTGGAAACATTGGCTCTTTCTTTTCTCGCATAAAAATCATATTCTATAATGAGAGAATAAAGGGCGATATAGCGGCCGATGAATAATCGGGGACTGCGACAGTTTAAACAGCAACCGGAGCGCGTACTGAGTTAGACACTCATAAAATAGGACGGTACGTGTCCAACGACTTGGGGTTGAAACTCAAGCATTCTCTTTTTATTTTCTCGCAAAAATCTCATATACTATAATGAGAAATAAAGCATTATCATAAGGAGGTAATTACAATGAAAGGATTATTAAGTAAACAAATTACTTATGGAGGATGGATCAAAATGACACTGATCGGAACAGCGATTTCGGTAGTGATTATGGTGATCGAATTCATAGGACTTGGGATTATTGATCGTCCATTCAAAAAGAAAAACCGTAAAGATGATAAGTAGGATTAAAGTCTAGAGGCTATGGAAACATGGCCTTTAAGCTTTTCACAGAAAGGAGTCAAAATGACAGTAAAAAATTTTTTGGAAAACAACAAAGCAGCAATTATGTACGATTTCGCAAATAAGGAATTGGAGAAGATCTTAGCGCGATCGAAAGAATTGAATAAAAAAATGGAAGTATTACCTGACAAAAATTCAGTAGAAGGATTAAATATTCTTGTTGAATCGCAACGTTTAGCAGGAAAAATCGAAGGCATTAACCTTATCATGGAAGAACTCGAACGCCTCGCAAAAATCTCATAGTGTATAATGAGATGAAAGGAGGAATGTAAGATGATTACATTAGCAATTTTAGGAGCTATTTTATTAGGAGTAATAGTAGTTGGAATAGCACTGCTTTTAGCAGGAGGTATTTCAATATTATTCACTTTCGGAGATGTGATAGTGGCAGGATTGATAATCTATGCTATCATCAAACATATCTGGAAAAAACATCACAAAAACTAGGAGGGGCCTACATAGGCTTCTCCTTTTATATTTTTTAAATTAAAGGAGGATACAAAAATGGTAGTAAAGTATGTTGAGGATTTCGTTGGATTGGATGGCCATTTCTACGAGAGTAAGGTAGCATCAGATTGCAATTCTATTCGGTTAGTTCCGAATTGTGGAGGCATGTTGTCTGCTGTCTTCTTATACCGGGACAATGATCAGAGTATGATTATTCCGTTCTCAGCAAGAGATCTTGATAAGAAGATGGTGTACATGGACAACAATATCTTTGATATCCACGTTGCATCTGGGATTGTAGACTTGTCTGGGTTCAAGGCTGTAAAGTTGTCAAAATATATCGAGCTGAATTCAGTTATGAAGACAATAGGCAAGAGCCCGTTAATCACAGGAAAGTTGCCAAAAGGAACTCCAGTTGATACTAGGGATATATCAAAAGATATTTACCATGCAATTGAGTTCAATGATGACAGCTTTAATCAGTTGTTTAAAACTATGAAGGAGGGAATGTAATGTTTAAGACATGTATAATCGTCCCTAGAGTAGGCCAGGTGCCAGATACTATCAATCATATTTTGGATGATATTGGGTGGCATGTAGATACAATTATCTTCGAACCAGATCAAGTAAGCTTTTATGTACGCTATAAATGGTACCAATATTATAAAGTATGCGCATTCAAAAAGGCGGTGAAAAACTATGCAAAAAGAATCACATATTATGATCACACATCTATCCCTAAATATTTATTTGCGCAAGAGACAAGACCATATTCAGACAAACTCCAAGAAGCGCTCGCAGAGTTTTCCTACACAGCAGCAGTTCAAGGAGGTATTAGATGCGGAGATATCGAAGCTATAGTAATAGGATATAAAAGATAAGGAGGAATTAAAATGAACGTATTAGTATGCATTATATGTGTAACTCTTGGGTATATTGTCGGTATGCATGTTGGCAAAAACGTAACGAAAATGTCTTGCCCAGGCATTATCAAAATGGCTAGGGACGAGGAAGGAGAAGGATACTACTGTGCTCTTGAGGTTAAGGGAAAAGACTCTCTTAAAGAGATGTACAATTCCGATACAGTAACGTTCGAAGTTAGGCGTATGTCAGAGACGCAAATAAAACAGGGCTTATAATGAGAACTTTATTGTTATAATATTGAAAGGAGTCAAATATGGCAAGAGAAGAAGGAACTGAAAACTTAAGAGAGGTATTAGAGCAAACAATTCTTGAAGAGGACAATAAACTCTTCGATGAAAAGATTGGCGACGAGCGAAATGCTATTGCCGACAATTTGGTTAGCTTCTATAAGTTGAAATTGGAAGAAGACAAGCTCGCACAGGAGCGTGATATCAAAATGAAAGAGTTTGACCACAAAGAAAGAGAACTCGACATTCGAGCACGCGAATTGGAGCAGTCTAAAACTAATTCAAAATTAGAGTTGATCAAATCCGGAGTAACGCTGGCCGCTTGGGCCGGTCTTAGCATCGGAGTGATGGTCTTCGAAGGTAATGGAGGAGCAATACTTAGTAAGGCATTTCCGGGGATCTTTCCAAAGACGAGGATCTGAGAAACAAGAAAGTTAAGTTTATAGGCTATGGAAACATGGCCTTTAAGCTTTTCTAAAGGAGTTAATTATTATGGATACATTCTTATTAGCATTTTTAACGGCGTTTATAGTACTGATGATTTCAGAAAGACACCATCGCAGATAATTCATTTCATATAATAGGAGGTGATAAAATGGGCAAAGAAACTTTATTGAAGATTGGTCAGATCGGATGTACTGCTATAGCAGGATTCTTGGGAATCTGTTTAACACAGATGCAGATCGATAAGGCAGTCGATAACAAAGTAAAGGCTTTAGAGTCAACCGACTCAAAAGAGGATGAGGACTAATTCAGGTCCTCTACCTTTTCGCATCATATTCAGGTACTATAATGAGAACTTATTGTTTAGCACAGAAAAGGAGTATTAAAATGAAAGAAGGAACTAAACGTAAACTTAATGAGGCAAAGGAGTTTGTACACGATAACAAACGCATAATTGTAAACGGATTATGGTTTGCTGGTTGTTTTGTACTTGGACGTTGCATTGGAAATGGAATATATAACACCATTGACAATGTATACCACAAGGGATTCGATCAGGGAATGAATTGCTGTTTCAATTTGATGATGAATGAAAATGCAGAGAACTCTGAGGTCCTCAAAGCATTAGTGGATTTCAACATTAAGCATTGCGAGAACCATTAGGCGATCGGCTATAAGGCTATGGAAACATGGCCTTTAAGCTTTTCTAGAAAGGAGTCAAAATGAACACTGAACAGGTAGGATATTTTATTAAAAGAAACATGTCTACTATATTATCTATAGGTGCGGCTGTAGGTGTGGTAGTATCAAATATTCTTACAAATAAAGCATCTATAAAAGCAACCCTTAAAGTTGATGAGATTGAGAAAAAGAAGCATAGAGAGCTTACTTTTATCGAAGAGGTAAAAGTTGTAGCTCCAATTTATGCTTATTCTATTGTAGTTGGCGCTGCTACAATAGGATGCATCTTTGGATCGAACTTCTTAAACAAGAAACAGCTTGCAGCATTAGCAGGAGCTATGAGTATTCTCCAGGCAAACTTTAAGAGGTACAGAACAGAAGTAGTCAACGAGGTAGGAAAAGAAAAAGAAGAAAATATTTGGAAAGCTAGCAGAACTCCAATTACGAAAACAGTATCTGAGCAGGAATCAAAATTTGTAGACACAACTGGATTAACATTCTTCATTGATAGTTTGACTGATGAGGGTTTCTATGCCGACAAAGCGACAGTAGAATCAGCTATATTAAAGTTAAATAGGAAATTGGCATTAAGCCCTGCTCACACGGTAACTTACGATCAGTTTAGATACGATCTCGATTTGCATCCAACAAGTTTTGGAAGCGTTGTAGGTTGGTCTAAGATCGATATGGACGAGAATGATAAGACAAATGAATGGGTTGATATTCAACTTGTGCCGTTTGAAAACACTGAGGGTTACTATATACGATATCTTGATTTACCGCATGGGTTATTCATGGAAACCAAAGCGGAGAAACGAGAAGTTAAAGGCTGGTTCAAAGACATGGAATACAGCTCAAGCATGCTGATATAAGAAAGGAGAAACAAAATGAGTTTTTTAAACAATTTAATTAAGGAGGCAAACAAGGTTCCAGTCATTGCCGATAAGAATGCACCGATGCTCCTTATGATTGCTGGAATCGGCGGGTTAGCAGCTACAATAATAAGTGCGGTTAAAGCTACACCATTGGCAATTGACAAAATGGATGATGAGATTGCTAGGCGATACGAAGAAGGAGAAATCGAATACGAGGATCTGCCAATGTCTGTAAACAAATCTGACATGGCATATAGATTCGAGGAACTCGGTCCGAAGCAGATCGTAAAGTCTTGCTGGAGGTGCTATGTTTCTACAGTGATTTTAGGAGCCTTAAGCATCTCAGCATTTATCGGATCATACAAAGTAAGCACAGCTAGACTTACAGCTATGACAGCAATGTACGAGTTTACAGCCAATGCATATGACAGATACCGTAGAAATGTAGCCAAAGTATCACCAAAGACAGATATCAAAGCTACCAAAGCTGCTAGGGACGAACAGGTAAAAGAGATCTCAGAGTCTAAGTTTGATGGTATGCCAGAAGGAAAAGAGGTTTGTATCGACCTCTATACAGGCAACGTGTTCTATTCGACAAGAGAAGAAATACTGCAGGCCGTTGGAAAGATAAAAGATCGATTCCTTGGCGGTGAGATGTTTATATCTCTGAATGAATTCTATGATGAAGTAAATGCAAGTCACGTAGAAGTAGGAGATGACGTAGGATGGTCACCAGACACTTATGTGGATGTGCAGTTCGACTCAACGTTAAGGAATGGAAAGCCGTGCCTGACAATTGGATATTTCGCAAATCCGAGGTTTGATTACCGCGAGTTAATGTAAGCTCGCAAAAAAATCATATATTATAATGAGAGATATACCAAAAAATTTAAGGAGGACAAAAGTATGTCAGAATTACAGAATGAGAAAACAGAGGTTATGGTATCAGAGGACGTTAACACAACGCCTGCAACTGAGGAATCTAAGGATGATGATTCATTAGGTAAACTTGGAATTGCTCTGATTGGATTAGCTTGTGTTGGAACTTACACGCTTGGAAAAGCGGCAGTTAAGGGAGGCATGATGTTAGTCGAGAAGGTAAAAGAAAAGAGAGCCAACTTGAAGAGGTTTAAAGACTCTAAAGATGCAGACTATCGTGAAGCGGAACCTGAAGAGACTGATGAGGATCAGGATGAAACTGAAAACGAAAAGTAGTACTTAAAAGATTGGAAATCTTGGGTCTAGGATCATGGAAACATGGTCTTAGACTTTTTGTTTTAGAAAGGAGTCAAAATGGAAAGACTTGAAAGTAACTCAATCGCTACTGGCACTAAGGCAACAAAGAAAAAACCTACCAAAGCTGAAGAGCGTCACAAGATTGAAAAAGTTGTAAAGAACAGGGTAACAACTCAGAAAAAATCACTGAGTCAGAAATTCGGAGAAACATTCTTAAGTGATGAATCCGGAGGCGTTGGATCATATATCTTTAATGATGTACTGATTCCAGCATTAAAAGACACATTCGTAGACATGGTCGAAGGTGCTATCAATATGGCGTTCTATGGTGACACAAGACACAGATCACGTAGCCGTAGCAGCATCAGTCGAGGAAGCGTAGAACGCATACCATACGAGACTAGCTTTGATAGCCGTAGCAGACGTAGATCAGCACCTCGAGGCAGAGCTAGATATGAAATGGACAACCTCAGATTCGACTCAAGAGCAGATGCAGACACATTGCTTGATACTTTAACCGAGTATCTTGATCAGTATGGATCAGTGTCTGTTGGTGACGTCTTTGAGTCTATTGATATTCCGACACAGGCTAACGATTTTCATTATGGATGGTATGAGCTTGGAGGAGCACATATTAGAAAGGCTAGAGACGGGGGATATATATTAGAGCTGCCAAGATTGGAGGAGATTGACTAATGATTAAAATTATTGAACCAGGAACTAAAACCGTGGCCGAATGCAATAGCTGCGGTTGTAAGTTCTCTTATGAGAAAGAAGATATTCAGAGTCGTCCACACAAGACACCTGATGGATGTGCGCCAAGTATTACAAAACTTCCAAAATTATTTGAGTATTATGTATTGTGCCCACAGTGTGGAAAGGATCTTACGGTTATTTCAATTAAAATGAAGAGAGCATAAGGAGGTATAGAAATGGGAGACAAAGTAAATCATCCAGATCATTATCAGAATATTGCTGGCGTTGAGACTATTGATATTCTGAATGATGTAGTTAAGGACCTGCCAGGCAAGCAGGCCGCAATGTTATGGAATGCTATGAAGTATTTATTCAGGTTCCAGAAGAAAAACGGCGTCGAGGATCTTAAGAAAGCTCAGAATTATCTGGACTATCTGATTGCGGATATGGAAGCAACATGTAATGCGGCAGAGCAATTATGGGACACATGGTATTCAAACGAGTATGGACACGTGTGGATATTTGCAGGAACGAATCCTAAAGGAATGCCAACGAAGTTAATCTTCGAGACAAAGGACGCTGCAGAAGAATTCAAGAGTGTATTTTACAATATGATCAGTGAAGGATACGACAAATTCTCAATTGCAGATGCCTGCTTAGAGATGAAGTTCAAGTTCACCAAAGGAAACAAATGGAACAATTGGGATGAGCTTGTACCTTGGGGAAAAGTTCATAACAGATTCTCTATCAAAGAAGCAAATGACAAATACGAATTGATATTTGTATATGAGAGTTCCAGTTCTGAAGAAGCAAAGAATATTAAAACAAACAATGATCCATGCGTCATCTATGGATCAAAGACTTTTGGTAATGCGAAGGTGTACTATTCAACACACATGTTTGCTGGAACATGCAAATCGATTGTATTCCCGAGCGATTTACAAAGATATATGTTCATTGCAAGCTTCTTTGCCAAGCTTACAGCAAAGGATTTCAAGGTATATTCAATACGGGATGTTCTGTCTGATTCAAATTTCGTTGTTCCGGATGGCACAGACAATTTTAGTACTAAGCTTACGTGGAAGGATATCTTCTCAAAGTTTGAAATGCGTACAGAAGGTGAAAAGTATATCTTAGATTTCATTTACTGGATCAAAACAGGTACGAAGAATAAGTGCATCTCATACCATTCAAGTGTTTGGGGAAATGCAGATGTTTATTATTCAACAGATATGCCGCAAGGAACATGCACAAAGATTCTGTTTGATGATAAGGGTGGCAGAGACACATTTGCTATCAAGTTCTTTAGATATCTTAGCGTAGTTGGCTATAGATTCTCTATTCAGGATATTCTGGAAGATGCAAGGTATCTGTTTCCTAAAGAGGACAACAGTCTTCATTTCACGATGCCATGGAATGATATCTTCAAAGGATTCCATATTACAGACGAAGACGGCAAGTATGCATTAGAGTTTATTATTGATTTACAAGGAGAAAAATAAAATGAATGAAACCAAATCGACAACTGTAAAAGTCGACAAAGCCAAAGTAGATAAGGCGATTATCATTGTTTCCGGGACGAAAGAAGAACCGTATTTCGAAATTCTTTACCATCTGCTTGGTGAGAATGATGACAGGATCGGTTTTGGATCATATTGCTTAACCAATGTATTCAATTGGAGAGAGCAGTACTTAGAAGTAGTAAATAAGGAGGACAAATAAATGAAAGAAGTATTAAACACAGCTGTAACAAGCTTGTCAACAGTATTAGGTCATACTAAGACCTGGACAAAGATGAACTCTCCGGAGATCATGTTAATTGCAGGTATCGGAGCAGGTATCGGAGCCCTGATTACAACCCAGAGAGCTACACTCAAGGTAGCAACTGTAAAGAGCAATGAAGAAGAGACAAAAAAGAAAATCGTAGAGACAGCAGCAAAGTATGAAGAAGATCCTGATTCTCTTGACAGACCTTACACAAAAGAGGACGCAACCAACGATATGGTTCTGCTGAAGAGAAAAACAGCATTAGAGTACGTTAAGCTCTACGCAGGTCCTGTAATTCTTGAAGCAGTATCTATCGGTCTTATTCTTGGATCTCATCATATTATGAAACAGCGTCAGGCAGCATTAGCAGCATCTTGTGCAGCAATTGCTCAGGCTTATCAGACATACCGTCAAAATGTAATTAACAAGTACGGCGAAGAAGCCGATAAAGAAATGTTATATGGCTCTGAAAAGAAAACTGTCAAGAAGACAGAGACAGATCCAGAGACAGGTGAGAAGCACAAAGTAACTGAAGAGGAAGAGATCATCAGAAACTTTGGTGGTTCTCCATATGCAAGACTCTTCACCCGCGAGAACAGTACTGAGTGGTTCAACGACAATCCTCAGAACGAGTTCATGCTTGCACAGCGCGAGAAGGAAGCGGATACACGGTTAAAATGTGAAGGTATCCTGACACTGAATGACGTATACCGTATGATCGGTCTGAAGCCTACTGATATTGGTCTGACACATGGTTGGAGATACAGAAGCCAGAAAGATCCGGACTATGGCAAGTTTGACAACAATGTAACATTCCTGACCAAGTGGGTTATGGTTCCAAATGAGGAAACTGGTGAAAATGAAAGAACATTACTGATCGACTTCAACTGTGATGGTTGCATTTACGGTGAAGTATCGCAGAGATGAATTGATGAACAGATAATGTTTAGGGACGGTGTATTAGATTACCCTTGGCAGCAGTGGTGCTACTAAGGGCGGTCTAGGACCGTAGGAAGGAGAAATGAGAAACATGAGTAATACAGATTATAATGCAAACTATCGTCCATCAGGTATAGCAACAGCTTCGATTGCAATTGCTACAGCATACAATAAAGATCCTGATGCAGACTTTATCGAAACTTCTCATGAAAACATGGATGCAATTTCTGAGTATTTTAAGGATCATGCATTTTACAAGTACAATACTGATCTGACTATGGACGGACAGCTTAAATTCAAAGGAAAACCAGTCATAGCCTACATCGGTCAGCCTGTTAAGGCATCTAAAATGAGCGACGCTGTAAAACAGATGCTTAACAGCATTTACGGTGTTAATAAATTCACTAAGGAGGCTGCAGATGTATAGATGTGATGGATGCGGCGAGCAATGTGAGGAAAATGAGCTTACAGAGCTAGAGTTCTTCCAAGGCATACCGATGCAAAACTTATGCAGTAAATGCATGGCAAATATATTCGTAAAGAAGGAGAAAAAGAAATGAAAAACGCAATACCATTACCACCTTTTGGAAAAAGTAAAGAGGATATTGATATATTCGTAAATAGATTACAGATGCTCATTCGCAATAATGATGGGGTCTTAACAGGATCAACGATATGGCACGAAATTCTCTACTTCTTTAGAATCGATTTAGAAAAAGACATACGGGATGCTTTTGGAATAGGTGACCTAAAAACTAAAATACGTGGACTAAAGTCGGTATTTTTGAATATTGATTTCGAAAGAGGTGGGTACTATTTATCATTTGATGTTGATGAGGGGACCAAAGAAGATATCTATACAGACGATTTGTCAGAAGCCTTAGCAACTGTCAATAAAGAGCTCAATAAAATTCATGCTAAAACAGGAGTAAAAATAGAAATTGGTTTCAATAGGATAAGGCCAGGTGAAATTAACGTTGAAACCGTTAAAGATAACATTCATTATTGTATTAACCTATATAAAGGAGAACTGGATGAAGTAGATGACATCACATTACCAATAAAAAGAGCTATTGATATTTCTCTGCGACAGGTAACGAAATAAAGGAGGGGCCAAAATGAAAAACGCAATATACTTAGACAGTGACTTTGTACGTGATGAGCAAGATTCCGTTAACGCGCTGCTGAGACGATTTGAGACGCTTATCAATAGCACTGATGGTGTCTTAACAGGTGAAATGATACGGCGAACAATCTTACACAAGTTGAACATTAACACCAAGCAGGATATCATCGATGCTTTTGGTCTCTTCAGTCTTGAGGACACAATATACGATATCAAGTCAGTTGTACTGTACAAAGATGCTAAGACATATGACACGTACCTGCTGTTCAATGTACGTAATGCCAATGAAGAAAATGTCGACACTAGTAAAGCTGCCGAGGCATTTGCAAAAGTCTATGCAAGGCTCAATGAACTTCAGGAGAAGACAGGTGTCAAAATAGCTGCTAAAATTACAACCGACGGTATAGAAATTGAAGCTTCTAAGGACAACCTTGTATACCGGATTATTATTCCGAAGTTTACACTCGACGAAGCTGTAGATATAACGATTCCAATTGAGAACACACTGGATGATGTTATGAGAAAAATGATGGATTAAGGAGGTCAAAATGAAAGAGGTTTATTTGAAGTGTGACATGCTTCCATATGAAAAGAGTTCTGTCAATGCACTAATCGATAGACTCTACACGATTGCTAAGAGCAACTATGGTGTCTTATCAGCCAGCTGTATATGGTTTGAACTTTTTGATCGTTTCCTAATTGATTCAGAAAAAGAAATCCTGACTACTTTTGGTCTTCATGACTTAAAGTCTAAGATCTATGGAATTTCTGATATTGGTTTGCAGCAGGATGTCGAAAGTATGCGCGTATACCTGGTATTCAAGATCGAGGAGGAAGTTCAGAAGGAATGCTCGACCGACTGTGTAGCTAAAGATATATCAGACATCTATGCATACATCAACGAGATCGAGACAAAGTCTCAGCTGAAAGCAAACATCGAAGTTACAACTGTTAGAGCAACTGTTAACTTCCCTAAGGACGATCCAGTAGAGCATGATATAGTAAACAACATATTCGACTCAGTAAGAGCGGTCTACAAAGGTCTCAATAAGATCAAGGAAGAAACCGGTGTCAAAACAGGTGTAGTCATAACAGGATTAGGAATTCATTTCGATTCTGTAAAAGATAAATTAGGATTCAGCATCTCTGTAGAGAAGAAAGAACTCGACAATGCGGCAGATATGCGTATGCCTATTAAGAACACAATTGATATTGCTATAAAGAAAGTAACAGAATAGGGGGGTTCTTCTATGTGCGACAAAAGAAAAATGAGTAACTGGACTGTAACGGAACGCGATCTGGCAATCTTCAAGCGTTGGCAGAGTGGAGACAGCGTTCGCAAGATAGCGATGGACGAATATGTCTCTACACAGCGAATATATGAGATAATTACTAAGGTACGACTATTCCGTGGTGAAGAAGTCTATAAAGATCCATACGATCTCAGATATCTACAGTCAATTACTCCTAGAACTAGAAAATTTTTAGTTAAAAGAGGAGCTAAAGACATTAAAGAGCTGACTGAATGGGTTAAGCATAACAGACTTACAACAATACCTGGTATCGGTGATACAATTGAAAGGAAGATACTTATTCAACTTAATGACTTTATGCGCCAAAGACGTGAAGAAGAGCAGAATAAAAATGGAGGAATTTAAAATGAAGAAAATTAGTAAATGGTTATACTTATTGCTTACCATCGTTATATGTTTAGCTATGGTTCAGCCAGTAAATGCAAAAACTAAATATACCAAGGCAGATAAGAATTTAGCTTATACACTTGCTGTTTTTCAGGATAGTGAGCTGTTAAATCCAGATTCATTTAAAATAAAGAAAATTAGTAAGGTTAAATATGTGCTAAATAAGGATAATTTTGAAGTATATGCAGCATGCGGAATTCTTGATGGCTACAGGACAATCGCTTGGAAGGTAGATTATACAGCATCAAATGCTTATGGTGGAATTGTTAAGGAAAGTGTATATGTTACTTCTACGTGGAACTATTGCAGTGAATACGATATTGATTTTGAAGATTATACTGACAAAACTAGCTATGCTAAAAGTGGCAAGAGTAAGTCATTTGTTAAGAAAATCAAGAAGCTTACGTCAAAATACTATAAGGAATTTTAAGGGGGGTCTAGGTATGATTGGATTTTGTAAATGTGATATTTGTGGAAAAGTGTATCACCAAGATGAGAACAAGAACTATGATGGAATCATGATTTGGTATACTGATCAAGAGACTGGCACTACTATGCATGGAAACCGAAAGTATGATATTATTGAACCGAATGGAGAAACAATGAAAGGATCTCCAGAGATGATGGATGTATGTCCTGCCTGCTTTGGACGGTTCTGTGACTGGATTAAATCATTTAAGGAGGAGAACAAATAATGAGAGGAATTTGTAAATGCGATTTATGTGGCAATGTATACTGTGAAAAAGAGAACCCGGTATATGATGGCATTACTGTATGGTGGAAAAACAATGCTGGAGAAAACAAGTTTCCGGCGTCAGCTTCTCAGTTAAGCACACAGAGTGGCGATAAGCTTACTGACATGCCAGCAGTTATGGATCTTTGCCCTAATTGCTTTGAGCGATTCTACAACTGGATAAAAATGTCTAGGGATGAGAACTTCCCAATGAATAAACCTGAATAACTCGCATAAAAAAACAAAGCTTATAATGAGAAGAGATGCGTAATAGCACAATAGCAGTGCACTGGTATCCCCATACCAGAGATGTGGGTCCATATCCCATTTGCATCTCCTTTCATTTTTCGAAAAATAGGAGGAATCAAAATGAACAGAATTATCGATTGGTTTAGAAAACCGGCAATTATGAAGAAACTTTATCTCACAGGTGGAGATTGGGATGGAGACTTGGTAGTATACAAGCATCACAGGTATTATGTGAACATCCAGACAGGGGTGGTGATGAGAATTGAATAGCGTGTTTATATTTTTCAGAACTTTGAGCTTATTCATTTTAGGCGGTCTTATGTTTGCTGGTGTGGTACATACCGTAAAATGTATTTTCAAGAAACATGATATTGACTTGATTTCAGAATTTGTGATTATTATCATCGGAATGTGCATAGCTGTATCATGGTCAGTAGATTTGCATTAAGGAGGTTATTATGCAGGAATTTGATCATACATCTAGGGATGATCGTACATATACTGAAGAAGAGCGGTCATGCCCTTACTTCGACGAATGTTATATTCAGGTAAGAAATCAGGGATTATGCAGATATATGTGCCAAGATAACCCAGCGTACAGAAAGGAGTCAAAATGAAAGAGACAAATGTAACTCATAATATCAGAGTAGATAAGAACCAGTCAAACCGTAAAGTATATGAGGCTTGGAATCATACCGAGTGGCCGCTCAGTGATCCTAATAAGGAGTATGTCCCAGTGCAGGATTTCGGTATGGCTATGGTAAACAGAAAGAGAGGTAAGAAGAGATGATTAGTGCAAAGGAAGCTAATATTATAAGTTTAGTAAATGACTGTTTTAGAGACTATCTTGATTCAATCGAGAAAGATATCATAAAATCAGCAAAAGCTGGTGAATGCTGTATTTCAATCGAATTGATTTCTTTTGGGTTAGATATTGCTACTGATAATGGGAATAAAATTACAAATGCTATTGTAAATTACTTAAGAAGTTTGGGGTATAATGTATTTATCGATGACAGTGATTATTATGCCTCATTACTAATAGATTGGTCTGTTACAGAAGATCAAAATAACTGATAAGGAGGGTCAAAATGATATGCTTTAAGTGTGGTGGCAAAGTAGGATCAATCCCGATGAAAAACATCAATGGTGTTAAAGGATATTGTTACTATTGTAATAAATGTCATAGCAGTTTCTGGAAATCTCTCGATGGATCTATTGAAGATTCTAGTGACGTTAGGATTTTAGGTGCAGATATGAGCCCTAAAACATGTGACTATGAGATCTCAATTGATTTAGTTTCTTTTGGTGTTGACACAGCTACTAAGGACGGAAAGAAAATTGCAAACGATATTGCAGATTACTTAGGCAATGCAGGATACAATGTATCTATCAGTAGTGGAGATCGTCGTGCATCATTGACAATTGATTTGTCTAATGCTAAGTATCTTAAGGAGGATTAAAAAATGACAGCAAAAGAATGTTTAGTAGAGTTTAAAAAGAATTATTGTGATAAGAACCCGGAGTCTAATGGAGATCCGGAGTTCAGATGCAATGGATGTTTGTTCAGTACGGATACCAGATGCTTAGTTAATACATTTATCAATAGACAGTATAAAAAGGAGGAAAAATAAATGAGTGGAAAAGTAGTATTAAGTTTTGTATTAGGAGTAGCTGCAGGTGCTGCAGGTATGTATTTTGGGATGAAACAGGCCTGTGAAGTATACATTGACAAGGAAATTGAACAGTTTAAGGCTGATTATGAGGCTACTCACAAGGAAAAACCCGAGGAAAAGAGTAAGGATCTTAAGGAAATGAATGAAAATCTGGAGAAAGATGCTGAAAAAGCACTGAAAAAGTACGCTTCAGCCACCCAGAAGAGCATTTCTAGCGTAGATACAGGCAAAAATGAGGCTGATGCTAAGCTCGAAAGAGTAAATTATGCCAAAATCAGGACACCAGACATCGATAAAATTGACGAGATTGACGTTGAGAAGAACGTAGACTGTGCAATCGGGCCCGTAATCATCGATCCTAGTGAGTATATGGAAGATGATGGCCTTAAGAGAGTTGTATGGAATTACTTGCCTAAGGAGCATGCAGTATATTCTGAGAACGGTGATGAAGAAATTGTAGACGGTATTAAGCTGCTTGGTGAGGAAAACTTAGAATCATTCGGCGAGTTTGAGGTTGATACACTGTACGTAAAGAACGCTCGTGAAGGCATCAAAATTGATTGTGTCCAGTACGAGGACGTAACTTACGAAGAGTTCTTAGAGGAGATAACGTTATGATAAAATACTATTATCCGGACACATTACACAGTGCCAATAGATATGAAAGAGCGAAAAAAGAGGCTGAAAAACAGTCTAGAAAGGAGAAAAATGATAAAAATCGACAAAAATAGGGTCAAAATGGACTATTTCGAGTGGCTTTTGAGTAAAATTGGCGTTGATCCAGCGAAAAATGAGCACATTCAGGGGTTCAAATGGCTGTTCTCAACAGACTTCGAATGGTCACATAAGCTTGACGCTAACCGAGCTGCAGACGGTGTCGATCTTCGTTCAACCTTCGCTTATGAGTGTGGCTATAGATACCCAGAAGTCAGAGAAGCATTACTTGATAAGCAGTGCTCTTGGCTTGAAATGATGGTTGGATTAGCCATGAGATGCGAAGATTCCATTATGGGAAATGACGAATTCGGAGACCGTACGCCGCATTGGTTTAATGTCATGATCGACTCACTTGGGCTTTATCTGGACTGCTCTGAGGACGATGAAATTATACTTAAAAAGTGTGCTTCACGTCAGTATAAGCAGGATGGAGAAGGTGGCTTATGGTGGGTCAAAGGAACTAAAAAGAACTTGAGACGTATGCAGATTTGGGATCAGATGTGTGAGTATCTCAATGCAAATTATAAGGAGGAAATTAGATTATGAGCAGATTAACATCAGAAGAACTGCATCTTGTAGATCTAAAGAGGGATCTGTGCAGTGAACCAAACGATCATAGATTAGCAGTTTTAAATGCTTTTCATTATTTAGAACAACATGGAACATATGGTGAGAATTCTATTAGTGCTATAAATTTAATCAGTCCTGTAATTTTAGCATATGTAGCAGGAGAATTAGACTGGGTTAAAGATTTAGAAAGTGACGTTGGATAATAAGGAGGAAATTCATTTATGAAAGGACCAAAAGTTATTAACACCAAATTAACAGAGCATGAGCTCGAGAAGATTAAGGTAGAAAGATGCGTAGAAGGCATGTTTAGTCGTGACGAATGCCGTATTAGCGCATTAAACGCTGCTAGATATTTAGAGAAGAATGGACCAGCTGGTATATTCTCTGATTCAGCTATTGATGTGATCGATGCTATTGCATTTGCGTTTGCTTCAGGAGAATTAGACTGGGTTAAAAATATAGAGAGGGAAGAAGACAATGACTAAAGAAGAGTTTAAGGGATTCAGTTCGGCTGCCCAGCATGATATGGTTTTGGAGGCCTTGGTACGCATTACAAAGAACCTGGAAACTATTGAAAAGGAATCGGGAAAGCCATTCGTAGGCACTGTCAAACAGCGTAGGAATGATATTAAGTTGTTGACCATTCTGGCGGAAGCATTCGGTAAGAATGAGCTGGTTTGGGAGCAGAAGCCAAGAGTAACTGTGGATGCTGGGAAGTATATTCCGAGTGATAAAGTATATATTACTACTGGCAGGGCTAGAGACGAAGGAAAGCGTTTATATTCCGGTATCGGTGAGGAAGCATACATGGAGAAATCTAAACCGCAGCCTTTTGAACCTATTAAAGCTACAGATGATAAGTCTATGTATCCGGTGAAATCCATTGCAAAAACTCTCGATAATAGCGGAATTTCTAAGGGTGTTGTCGAGGGTTTCAAGAAGGTTTCAAACGAAAGAATGGCGAAAAGACGCAGTAAATAATAGAAAGTTGAGGTAGTAATTATGGGAAATACAAAGAAATTTATTCCTAATATGGACAAATCTGAGATGTTTATATGCCAATATAATCCTTCCGATGGCGCTAGTCCTAGCTACTTTACTGTTGCTAAAGAGAAAATTGAGAACGGTAAAAGTGCTGGCTTGCGAGCTGTAGCATGTTGGAAAGGCAATCAGGCTGATAAAATGCATGACATCATCGTAAATAACAAGATGATTTAGATGAAAATAATAAAGAAAGTTGAGGTAAATATTATGGCAAATAAGAAAAATGAGGACTATGTTAGTAAGGTTTTACCTAATTCTGAGGGTGGAAAACTGTTGATTTTGCAGTATAATCCATCTGATGGGAAGCGTGAAAGCTGGTTATCAGTGGCCGAAGAATGCAGCAAAAATGACCAAAATCCAAATTTACAGCTGAAATCAGTCGTAAAAGGGACGTCTGCAGACCAACTTTATGAACTTTTGACTGGAAAACAGACAAATTAAATTTGACCAGGGGTTGCAAAAATTGATGAAAAAAGTGCCTTTTTAGGGCCTTATTGGCCAAAAGCCCATTTTTTATATACTTTCAAAGACTTTTTAGGAGTGTATTAATATATATAAAAGTTTTTGAAAACACATTTTTGTGCCCAAATGGTCGGGAAAGGAAAAAGTATGAATTTTGTAACGATTAAGAGTTCATATGTCAAGTCTAGGGATGCTACAGTTATTCACCCGTCGTTTGCTGTTTCTAAACAAGTAGATAATTTGTTATGCAAAGGTAAGTCGTTCTATGCTATCTGGGATGAGAAGAACAATAGATGGTCTACTGATGAATATGATGTTATCGATTATGTAGATCGTTTAATCGATGAAATGTTCGAAAAGGTTTGCAAAACTACAACCAGCAAAATTGAAAAGGACTATTTAAGAGACTTCGATAATGGACGCTGGGAAAAGTATAAGAAGTATTGCCAGCTTAGTCCGTCTTCTCCAATACAGTTGGATTCCGATATTACATTCCTAAACCAGAAGACAACTAAAGAGGACTATCGTTCCAAGACCTTACCATACGACATCGAAGAAGGTAAAACCCCAGGCTATGACAAAATCATCTCAACTCTGTATGATTCAGAAGAACGTCGGAAGATCGAATGGGCTATAGGATCAGTGATAGCTGGCGATTCGAAAAAGATTCAAAAGTTCTTGGTATTCTATGGTGAAGCGGGAACAGGTAAGTCTACAATCCTGAACATTATTCAAATGCTGTTTCAAGGATATTGTGGAACATTCAATGCTAAAGACTTAGCTAACCCGTCAAAATCATTTGCAACAGCAGCGTTCAAAGATAATCCATTAGTAATGATCCAGCACGATGGAGACCTATCAAGGATTGAAGATAACACTCTTCTCAACTCTATAATTGCTCACGAGGAAATCAGCATTTCTGAAAAGTATAAAGCCGAGTATCCGATGCGAGTTAACAGCATGCTGTTTATGGGAACAAACCGACCAGTCAAAATCACTGATGCAAAGTCAGGTATTATCAGACGACTGATTGATGTTAAGCCAACTGGTGAACTGCTTGATCCAGATACTTATCAGGAATGCATGAATGAGGTTCCGTATGAACTTGGAGCTATAGCGAACCATTGTCTTAAGATATATAAGATGTATGGCAAGCATTACTATGATGGGTATAAGCCATTGGAAATGATGTTTAAGACAGATGTGTTCTTTAACTTTGTCGAAAGCTGTTATCCATTCTTTGAACAGGATGATGGCACAACATTAAAAGCAGCATATAGTCTTTATAAAGAATACTGCGACAACACTGGGCTTCCAAACAAAATGCCAATGTATAGATTCAGGGAAGACTTAAAAGATTACTTTGATGAATTCATTGACAGAATCGTACTGGAAGATGGAACAAGAGTTAGAAGTTATTATAAAGGATTCAAGAAAGATAAGTTTACTGAGAAAGAACTCTCACCAGACAAAGCTAAAGAATCATGGCTCAAAATGGATAGCACTAAATCTATCCTGGATGAAGCATGCAAAGATTGTCCTGCACAATATGCTCGTGGCGATGCGCCATCAAAAGCATGGGATCGAGTTGGTACAACATTGAAAGATCTGGACACTAGCAAGTTGCATTATGTTAGAGTTCCAGAGAATTTGATAGTTATCGACTTTGATCTGAAAGATGCTGATGGAAATAAGTCTAAGGAATTAAACTTAGAAGCGGCATCAAAATGGCCTCCTACATATGCTGAGTTCTCAAAGAGTGGAGCAGGGATTCATTTGCATTACTATTATACTGGTGATCCTAAACAGCTTGACAATGTATATAGCGACAATATAGAAATCAAGGTTTATAGTGGCAAAGGAGCATTGCGAAGAATTTTAACAGCTTGCAACAGCTTAGCAATTGCTACTATATCTTCTGGATTACCATTAAAGAAAAGGAGTGATAATATGGTCGACTTTAAAGTAGTCGCCAGTGAAAAGATGATTCGAGCATTAATTAAAAAGAATCTTCGGAAAGAAAGTCACCCTGGAACTAAACCAAGTGTTGACTTCATTAAAAAGATTCTGGATGATGCATACGAGTCAGGAGAACACTATGATGTAACAGATATGCGAAATGATATTGTAGCATTTGCTGCATCAAGTACAAACCATGCAGACTATTGTCTTGAGCAGGTTGGAAAGATTCATTACTGCTCTGATGATGTTGCTGGAGCAAACTCTCCAAAAGACGACAGAATTGTATTCTATGATATTGAGGTGTTTCCAAACCTGTTATTGGTTAACTGGAAATACAGAGGAGAACCTGGGCCTTGCCATAGGATGATCAATCCGTCACCGGCAGAAGTTGAAGAGTTCCTCAAAATGAAACTTGTTGGATTCAACTGTCGAAGATATGATAACCACATTCTGTATGCTCGAATGATGGGATATTCATTAGAAGCTTTATTCCAGCTCTCACAGGATATTATTAACAAAAGTCCAAATGCTTTCTTCGGATCAGCATATAACTTAAGTTATACAGATGTTTATGACTTCTGTGCTAAGAAGCAGAGTCTGAAGAAGTGGGAGATTGAATTAGGTATTCACCATCAGGAATGGTCTTTGCCTTGGGATCAGCCAGTACCAGAAGAGCTGTGGCCTAAAGTTGCAGAATACTGTGACAATGATGTCATTGCAACAGAAGCTACATTCGAAGCTAACATTGAAGACTTTGAAGCAAGATGTGTATTAGCCGAGATTGCAGGTGGATGTCCGAATGACACGAGCAATATGCTGTCTGGTAAACTGATCTTTGGAAATGATAAGAATCCACAGCGAGAGTTTATATATACTAACCTTGCTACAGGTATTTCTGTTGACATGGATGGCAATGAAACATTCAACGAGGCCAATAAGTTTGAAGGTTATAAATTTGATCACGGAGTGTCAACATATCGCGACATCAAACTGAATGAAGGTGGATTAGTAATCGCTGATCCTGGAATGTACAGAAATGCCAAAACGTTTGATATAGCATCAATGCATCCGCATTCAGTAATTGCGCTCAACCTCTTTGGAAAGAAATATACGGCTAGGTTTAAGGATCTGGTTGACGCTCGTATTGCAATTAAGCATCGTGATGTTGAAGCATTAAAGACTCTGTTCAGTGGAGCATTTGCTAGATTTGCTAATCTTGCTAAGGAAGAACTCGACAAACTTGCTAAGGCTCTGAAGATTGTAATCAATTCTGTATATGGATTAACATCAGCTCATTTCAGTAATCTCTTCAGAGATGAAAGAAACATTGACAACATCGTTGCTAAACGTGGAGCACTCTTCATGGCAACACTTAAAGGTGAAGTTGAGAAACTTGGAGCTCATGTTGTTCACATCAAGACCGATTCTATTAAGATTGATAATCCAACACCAGAAGTTGAGCAGTTTATCTATGACTTCGGAAAGAAATATGGTTACACATTCGAGATCGAAGCTGAGTATGAGAAGATCTGCTTAGTTAACAACGCAGTCTACATTGCATATGAGAAAGGCGAAGGATGGACGGCAACTGGAACTCAGTTTGCAGTGCCATATGTATTCAAGAAACTCTTCACTCATGAGAAGATTGAGTTTGATGACTTATGCCAGACAATTGCAGTTAGCAATGGTGGAGAACTTGATCTTGATTTCAACGAGAATCTTGCAGAAGATGAACACGACTATAAGTTCGTTGGTAAAGTTGGTCGGTTCTGTCCAATCAAAGAAGGTTGTGGCGGAGCTCAGCTGTTCAGAGTAAAAGATGATAAGTACTTTGCACCATCTGGAACAAAGGGCTATCGTTGGCTTGAATCTGAGGATGTATTAACAAACAATCTTCAGGATGAGATCGATATGTCTTATTATGAAGAACTTGCTGAAAAAGCAATCGAAACTATCTCAGAGTTTGGTGACTTTGAGAAATTTGCAATTGATGAACATAAAAATGATAATGCCGATATGGCAGCATAGAAAGGAAGGTCTATTATGGCAAACGTAAATAACATTAACATTGAAGGAGCAAATATTATTTGGAAGAACTTTTCAGGTGAGAGAGATAGATTCAATCCTGGAAAGAGAGGATTCAGTGTTGTAATCGATGACACAGTAATGGCCGATGAGTTAAAGCAGGAAGGATGGAATGTGAAAGAGCGTCCTCTGCAGGAAGGAGCAGATGCATCAGAGCAGGAGTGGACTCTTCCTGTAAAACTGAACATGAACAGATACACACAGGTATGGCTTATTGTTGGCAATCACAAAACACTGCTGAATGAAGATACAGTAGCGCAGCTCGATGTGGTGGATATTACTGATTGTGATCTTTCAATTCGTCCTTACGAATGGGAAATGTCCGGTCGTACTGGAATCACAGCATATGTAGATTCTATGTATGTAACTATTCGTGAAAACAAATTTGCTGAGAAGTATGCCGATTTAGACTAATATGGAATTAAAGTTGAAGCCGCACCAAATAAGTGCAATAAGAAAAATGCATAATGGCTGTATACTTTGTGGTGGTACAGGGTCTGGTAAATCTATTACCGGACTCGCGTACTACTTTATTCAGAATGGCGGAACGGTAGAACCAATGACTAAAATGAAGAATCCAAAAGATTTGTATATTATAACAACTGCTAAGAAAAGAGACAGCGGTGAATGGATTGGGGATATGAGTTGGTTCTATCTAACACCAGATGATGAAACGAAGATATATGATCATAAAGTAGTTATAGATTCCTGGAATAACATTAAGAAGTATGCTAGCGTTCAAAACAGTTTCTTTATTTTTGACGAGCAACGAGTGGTAGGCTATGGTGCTTGGACTAAAGCATTTCTGAAAATAGCAAAGTACAATGACTGGATACTACTGTCTGCAACACCTGGTGACAACTATATGGATTACATGCCAGTCTTCATTGCAAATGGTTTCTACAAAAATAAAAGCGAGTTCACTGCAGAACATTGTGTGTATTCTAGATTTAGTAAGTTTCCTCAAATCGAAAGATTCATTGGAACTGAAAGACTGAATAGATTAAGACGAAGAGTTTTAGTAGACATGCCATATCAAAATCCAGCAGTTCAACATCATGAAGACGTTTGGTGTTCGTTTGACAAAGAAGCTTATAAAGACCTAATGAAGAATCGTTTCGATTATGAAAAAAGCGAACCAATAGAAAATGTTAGTGAGTTATGCTATAAGTTAAGAAAGATCTGCTACGCTGACGAAAGCAGAGCCGAAGCATTACGAAATATTTTCGAAGAACATAGCAAGCTGATAGTTTTCTACAATTTCGATTACGAGTTGGAGATAATCAAAAATATAGACTTTGGAGAAGATGTTGTAATTGCTGAGTTAAATGGACACCGGCATGATCCGGAACCATTCGGTAATTCAAAATGGATTTATCTTGTTCAATACAATGCTGGGTCAGAAGCATGGAATTGTATAAAGACCGACACAATGGTTTTCTATTCACAAAACTACTCGTATAAAATGATGAAGCAGGCTAGTGGAAGAATTGACAGACTTACTACACCATACAAAGAACTTAAGTACTTTCACTTAAAATGCCGAAGCCCAATTGAGCTTAGGATTACAAGAGCTCTAGCTCAGAAAAAGAACTTCAATGAGTCTGCTTTCATAAAATAGGCCTCGCGAAAAAAACATAGCTTATTATAGGGGAGGAGAGCAGAATCTGCCTCTTTCCTTTTTGTTTGTCTTTTCGTGGGGCTCTTTTATATATTAAAGTTCTTACATCTGCACACCACAACTGCCATTACGTTTACCTCCGGCCTCACGAAAGGAGAACAATGAAGAAAGAAAATAAAATTCAATCCAATATAATTTCGGAGTTAAAAGAGTTATTCCCAGATTCTATTATTTTAAAGAACGACCCTAATTACAAACAGGGCATTCCGGATTTAGTTTTATTGGACAGAGAAGGTTGGGCATTACTCGAAGTTAAAAGAGACGCTAATGCTAGTCACAGACCTAATCAGGACTATTATGTAAACAAGGCAAATGAACTCGGTCAATACGGAAGTTTCATTTACCCTCAAAATAAGACGGAGGTTTATAATGGAATTCAGGAAACATTTACAAGTAAAAGAAGGAGATCACGCATATCTCGGAGCTAGTAAGTATCACTGGATAAACTATGATGCTGCAAAGCTTGAGAGTACGTATCGGCGATTCTTAAAAGCACAGCAAGGAACAGAGTTGCATGAGTTTGCAGCAAAATGTATCAAGCTTCGACAGAAGTTGCCGAGATCACCATTAACACTCAACATGCATGTAAACGATGCAATTGGGTACAGAATGACACCAGAGCAGGTGTTATACTATTCTGAGAATTGTTTTGGAACAGCAGATGCTATTAAGTTTTCAAAAGATTTTCTTAGAATTCACGATTTGAAAACAGGCGACATTCCTGCACACATGCAGCAGTTGGAAATTTATACTGCACTGTTTTGTTTGGAGTATGGAATCAAGCCTGGAGATATTGGAATTGAACTGAGGATCTATCAAAATAATGAGATTCTCAAAGAGGTTCCTACACCGGAAATGATATTGCCAATTATGGATAAGATCAAGTCGTTTGACAAGATCATTGTGACTGTTAAGAAAGAGGAGGGCATTGTATGAGCCATTTAGCACATTATGGCACTAAACGCCATTCCGGTCGTTATCCTTGGGGTTCTGGGGATAATCCATACCAGCATAATGCAGAATTCTTAAGGACTGTCCAAGAGATGAAAGCTCGAGGAAAAAGTGAAAAAGAGATTGCTGCATTCATGGGTATGAAAACGACTGAGTTTCGAAATAAGCAGTCAATTTATGTTAATGCTGAGAAAGTAGATCGAATCAATAGAGCTATGAAGTTGAAAGAGCATGGCTATTCCAATGTCAAAATAGCTGAAATGATGTTTGACTCTGCAACAAAAGAGTCGACAGTTCGATCGTTATTGAACCAGGGCGAAAAGCTTAAGAAAGATGCATGTATCAATGCAGCAGAGACTTTAGCCAAGAGAGTCAGCACTAAGAACTTTGTCGATGTTGGCACTGGAGTCGAAAGAGAAATGGGAATTACCAAAACAAGATTGGATGTATCTCTTCAGATCTTAAAAGAAGCTGGCTATGAAGTACATTCAGTCAGAGTTCCACAGATCAATCAGAAAGGCCAGTACACGACCACAAAAGTTCTTTGCCCTCCAGGAACTGAATGGAAAGATGTTCAGCAGCACACTGACAAGATTCAGCCAGTAAATGAGTATTCTCATGATGGTGGCACAACATTCTGGGCACCAGAGTATCCATCAAGTATCTCGTCAAGCCGAGTAGCTGTAAGATATGGTGACAAAGGCGGATTAGAGAAAGATGGTGTTATTGAGCTTCGAAGAGGAGTTGCAGATCTGGATCTTGGAGACTCACATTATGCACAGGTGCGAATCGCTGTTGATGGCACTCATTATTTGAAAGGTATGGCAATCTATTCAGATGACATGCCAAAAGGCGTTGATGTTATATTCAATACCAACAAGACAAGTGATGTATCAAAGATGGATGTCTTCAAGAAGATGAAAGATGATCCGGACAACCCATTTGGAGCAACAATTAAGGCAAACGGTCAGTACCATTACAAAGATAAAGATGGAAACGAAAAGCTCGGAGCTATCAATAAGCTGAAAGAGGAAGGCGATTGGGATCACTATTCTAAGAATCTTGCTTCTCAGTTCTTATCAAAGCAGCAACTCCCGCTTATAAAGAAGCAACTTAAACAATCGATTGACAATCGTCAGGATGAACTTGATAAAATCCTCAAGATGACAAACCCGGTTGTTAAACGAAAGCTATTGGCAGACTTTGCTGAAGGTTGCGACAGCCAGGCAGTAGAGCTTAAAGCAGCTGCACTTCCAAGACAGAGTTCTAAAGTAATTTTACCAGTAACTTCATTAAAAGATAATGAGATATATGCACCTTCGTACAAGAATGGTGAGACTGTATGTCTTGTTCGCTTCCCGCATGGTGGAACATTTGAGATTCCAGAACTCAAAGTAAACAATAAGAATCCACAAGGAAGAGCAATGCTTGGTAATGCAATTGATGCTGTCGGTATCAACTCCAAGGTTGCTGAAAGATTGTCAGGAGCTGACTTTGATGGTGACACTGCAGTAGTAATTCCGTCTAATTCACCAAAATCCAAAGTTAAGATAACTACTTCTGATATTAGTGCTTATGTTGGTTTAAAAGATTTCGATCCTAAGATTGCCTACCGTGGCATTGAAGGAGTTACAGCAAAACTTCCTGAGAAACGTAAAGGATTGGAAATGGGTAAGATCTCCAACCTGATTACTGATATGACACTGAAAGGTGCAAAGCCTGAAGAAATTGCAAGAGCAGTACGTCACTCAATGGTTGTAATCGATGCCCCTAAGCATGGACTGGACTATAAGAGGTCCTTTGAAGAGAACCGTATAGCCGAGTTAAAGAAGAAGTACCAGGGTGCCAGTGATGCTGGTGCATCCACACTCCTATCCCGGGCTAAGTCAGTGGCGTATGTTCCAGAAACAAAACAGATTCGTTTAAAGGATATTGATCCTAAGACTGGTGAAGTACATCCAGAGGCTACGGGGCGTACCTATACGGACTGGAAAAGAAACAAAGACGGTGCCTGGGAATCAAGAGGAGAAAAACAGGCTACTGTCAAGACATCTAAGATGTCGGCTACTAATGATGCACGTACCCTGTTGTCTAAAGATCCAAATCCAAAAGAGGTTGCATATGCGGACTATGCCAATGCCCTTAAGCATATGGCTAACTTAGCAAGAAAGAATCAGGTTGCAACTAAGAATATTGAGATGAATGCTCAAGCTAAAACAGTATATTCAGCAGAAGTTGCAAGTCTTAATGCTAAGTTAAACAGGGCATTACAGAACGCACCAAAGGAGCGACAGGCCCAAATCATAGCTAATAAGACATTAAAGAAGAAGCAAGCAGCTAATCCTGATTGGACAGCAGATGAAATCAAACGAGCTGGACAGCAAGCTTTAACAGCAGCTAGAGCAAAGGTTGGTGCATCTAAGTCTAATGTGCAAGTAGACATATCAGACAAAGAGTGGGAAGCAATTCAAGCTGGTGCAATCAGTACATCAAAGCTTGAACAAATACTTAACAATGCTGATTCAGACAAAGTTAAGCAACTTGCATCTCCAAGAAAAGCTGTAACAGTTAGTTCTTCACAAGCTGCAAGAATCAAGTCTATGCTTAACTTCGGTTACACACAAGCTGAAATTGCTGAAGCGACTGGACTTTCTGTGTCAACTGTTAGCAAATATTTATAGAAAGGAGAATAAGGGATGAATAACACAAACGATGGATCTCTTAAGTTAGCAACACAGAGTTCTGCTGATCGTAATGATACACTACATATCTGGATCACAACAGTGGATAACCCTTTTGATCCTTTTACTGACTTCGACAATTGGTATCGATATGACGAATCAAAGGGCTATTGCACTTCAGGGTATTTAGCTAGATACTTTGACACTGACACATCAGACATGGGCGATGATGAATATGAAGCACGATTGACTGCTGCTATTGAGATTATTCTCAAGAACGATTTTGTGGGTCAATACTTTAAAGTAACTCATGAAAACGGAGTAACTAAACCAAGAATTCATAGTAACAAATA